TACCATGAATCTAAATACCCCTTTATGGCAATTAACCGTAGGTGAATTTCTTGAATTACAGAAGAGGGAATCCCCTATAAAGCAAGAGTCTGTCGCTTGTAAACAGGAAAGAACTTTCGTGTATGGCATATCCGGGCTTGCCGGACTACTGAAGTGCTCAAATGCCACAGCTCAGAAAGTGAAGAACAGCGGTATTATAGATAAAGCTACGTCTCAGTTTGGAAGAAAGATCGCAATTGATGCAAATCTCGCTTTAGAATTGATACAAAAGTCTAAAGTTAAACATAGGTAATGTATTGATATTTAAGTGTTTATGGCTTTTATAAACCGCTATAAATAGTTATTTTTATGCTAAATAAAAGATAATCAATATGATACAATTCAATTCATTCCTGCAGATGGTATTCTGCATGATGTTTGCAATCCTTGCATTTATATGCTTTATCGGAGGGTTCTACAACTCCGTTCACTTCCTTTTGTCCGCCATGTCTGCAATTATGTGCATAACCATATACAAATATTGGTGACCATGGGAAAGGAAATACTGATACAGTTGCCGGATGGCCATACCGATTATGACGGCGATGAAGATGAAAATGACGAATACCTGGAAATGGTCGATGATTGGAGATTCGAGATGAGTACATATAACTATTAAAAAAACAAAGCATCATGAAGACAATAGAAGAACTACAGGCCATGGAGCACGAAGAACTTGTGGACTACGCATTGAATATACAGGCAAGCATCGTATTGGCTTGCGACTATCAGAATCGATGCAAAAGACTGGAAAACATCTTGTCTGCCATCGGTATCGTGTATGATACTTACAAAAATGATCAACTTTAAAATATAGAGCAATGGAAGAAAAGAATCAAGTAAATCAAGAATCAGAGGCATTAGCCATATTCGGTAAAGGTAAAACTATCTATCAGGTGGCTGGTAATGATGTTGCATTATCATTTGATATTGTGCGTAACTATCTTACTAAAGGTAACGGTCAAGTGTCTGACCAAGACATTGTACAATTTATAAGCATATGTAAATTCAACCAACTCAATCCGTTTCTTAACGAAGCCTATCTTGTTAAATTCGGGCAACAGCCTGCGCAAATGATCGTCAGCAAAGAAGCATTTTTCAAACGTGCTGATGCTAATGAGCAATACGAAGGCTTTAAAGCTGGAATAATCCTTATTAGAGATAATCAGATAGTCGAAGTAGAAGGGTGCTTCTTCAACGAAAAGACTGATACACTTGTAGGTGGTTGGTGTGAAGTTTACCGTTCAGACAGAAAATTTCCGATTATCGCCAAGGTTAATCTTTCTGAGTATGATAAGAAGCAATCCATTTGGAACGAAAAGAAATCTACCATGATTTCCAAGATTGCCAAAGTTCAGGCTTTACGCGAAGCGTTTCCTGCTCAACTTGGAGCAATGTACACACAAGAAGAATCTGTTACAGTTCAAGATGCTGAATATGAAGAAATCAAATCTAAAGACAAGTTAGCTGAGCTTGCCGAAAAAGCAGCAGGTGTTAAAGAACCGAAAGTTACTGCTCCTACAGAACAACCACAGACTAATACAAGTAAGCAACCTCAGCAAAAGACTTTATTGTAATGGAAGCCCAGCATACATTAGAATGGTATAGAAAACGTCTTGGTAAAATCACCGGCTCCCGTGTCGGTGATTTAATGAAATCCAGTCGTAAGAAAGATGAAATGTTCGGCGATACCGCTAAAGCATATATCTACCAACTTGCCGCTGAAAGGGATATGAGTCCCTCCATTATTGAAGATGATGAATTATTTGAAATGTACCTACAACAAGTAGGTTTCTCATCAAAGGCTATTGAATGGGGAAATATTCAAGAAGAGAATGCTCGCAAACTGTACATTAAAAAGACAGGTAGAAATATGGTTGAAACAGGTCTTTGTATTCATCCGAGCATCCCAAACTTTGGTTCATCTCCTGATGGTTACTATTATGGTGATGATGGAGAGAAAGGCACATTAGAGGTAAAATGTCCCAATCAAAATACTTTTATGAAGTACAAGATAGAAGTTACCGACAATGCCGGGTTGCTAATGGCGAAGCCAGAATATTTCTTTCAATGCCAATCTCACATGATGGTTACAGGTGCAAGCTGGTGTGATTTCACTGTGTATTGCCCATATCAAAGAAATCCTATACACATTGTGCGGATAGCCCCGGATTATTCATGCTTCGATATGATAGAGAAGAGAATCCGTATAGCCAACGATATTATTGATGAACTAATTGATACAGAATGATATGGTGCAAATTTTAAGAGATATTCATCCTGTTTCCCGTAAAGAGCATAAATGTATGTTCTGTGGTGGGACAATAAAAGTTGGTCAAAAATACGACCGCCAAACAAATGTATATGACGGACAAATTTATGATTGGATAACGCATGAGGAATGCAGTACCATAGCACATAAGCTCGATATGTATGACGATTGTGATGACAATGGGCTTGATGATGAATCATTTCTTGAATGTATAAAGCAATACGTCTATGACAACCACTATGATGATAGTATTGATGATATTGCCAAAGACTGGCAGCTTCCATATTATGACATAGTAAAGCAAATATTAGAAGAACTTAGTAAAGAAAGCAATGGGTAAACTATTAATAAAAGAAACTCAACTTCATCGCATTATCCGCAAAACAGGCAGGAAACCTTGCGAATGCAAATGCTCGTTGTGTAAAATGCAATGTCATACCCCGTGTCTCGGCACTCCGCAAGATATAGAGAACCTTATAGATGCCGGATATACCGACAAGTTAGCTCCGACCTTATGGGGAGCTGGCATAATAATGAGGGTGATTGATATTCCAATCCCTATGATTCAAGCGATAGCTGGCGAGGAATTTTGTGTGTTTTTCCATAATGGATTATGCGAACTTCACGACAAAGGATTGAAACCTACCGAAGGACGATTGTCGCATCATTCTACACGCATTGATAATTTCAAAGCTTCAAAAAGTATAGCTTGGAATGTCGCTAAAGAATGGCTTTCCGAAGAAAATGCAGAAGTTATTGAACGTGTAGCTGATAAATATAGTAGAATCTTAAAGCGTGTATAGTAATGAAGCCAGATATTATAATCAAACAGCTCGATAATGGATGCTTTGATGTCCATGTAGGAGACAAAAGCACCGAAGAACTATCATTTGATGAAATGTTAGGAGTAGTAGCCCAGCTTACTGTTCCAGATACTAAAAGATGCCTTCAATGGCTTAAAACTAAGGAGCAACATGAGGCTTTCCGAAATAGAAACTTAAAAATGATAGAGCTATGAATACAAAAGAGCTAATAAGAATTGAGGCTATAGTCCAAGGCAAATCCGGACAATTATTTTTCGTATTCAATCGTAAAGTTGAGTTTATCCACACACAGTTCGATCATGAAACAATAATCGGAGAAGATGAAGGAATATATAACTTCTATTTTTATAAAAGTCCTTCTAAAAATTTTCAGGCATTTGCAGGTAGAGAGTTTGATTTGAAAATGTCAGATGGAAGCACAACTCATTGCTTCGGTCAATGGTGGGATGGTCTAACTAAAGCAGCAAAACTTATGTTCGACGGTGTATTGTCAAACATCGCATATTCAGATATTGAAAGCTTAAATAAATGCTACGTGTATTATGGTGGGAGATGCGATACCGATTGGATAAACAAATTACTATCTGAATATAACGGAGAAATATATGAGTATTATGAATTTGAAAAATTAATCAAAAACAAATAGAGTTATGAACACCCAATTAGCAATTCAAGAAACCGACCTCGAACTGGTCGTAAGTGAAAAAACATTAGGTAGTCTTACTACTAACGCAAAGCAAATCAGAGATATTGTAATGGCAAATCTGCCAAAGTATGATATATCCAACTACACAGATGATAACATCGACCAAGCAAAGAAAGACAAGGCGGCTCTTAATAAAGCTGCCAAGGCTCTCAATGCCAAACGCCTTGAAATAGAGAAAGAGTTTATGAAGCCTTTCGGAGAGTTCAAGGAAGTTATCACAGAGACTGTAAAACTGATTGGTGACTGCTCCGCTAAAATTGACGTAGTAGTCAAGCAAAACGAGCAGCAGTATAAAGACAAGAAGCGTGCAACCATTAAAACCTACTTTGATGGTATGAACGTAAACCTTGTTGATTTCAATAAGGTATTCAAAGCGGACTGGCTCAATAAGTCTGTAAGCATGAAGTCTGTCTGCAATGATATTGATACCATATTCGCTCTGGTTGAAAAGGACATTGAAACCTTGAAAACCTTCGGTGATGACTTTGATGTTCTCCGTACCTATTACATGGACACGCTTAATATCAACAACGCCATTCAATACGCCAACCGTTTGAAAGAACAGCGTGAACGCGCTAAAGCAGCAGAAAAGGCACGCATCAAAGCCGAACAAGAACGAAAAGCAGAGGAAGAAGCACGTAGAAAGACAGAAGCAGAACAGCCGAAAACACGCTTCTCCAATCCATTTGATAGAGCCAACCAAGCTATTAATGAACAGTCAGCTTTCATGGCGCAACCTAAAGAACAGACTGCACCAGCACAACCGGAGCTTCTTACTCGTGCTTTCAAAGTTACTACCACACGTGAGAATATTATCGCTCTTGGGGACTTTATGAATGAGAGAGGAATTGACTTTGATAAGATAGATGTTCCATGAACGGCTATGGAATTATGCAAGACCGACATACAGAACCTCATTCGCCTTCTTGAAAAGAGTGCTGAATTGATAGACAAATATTGCAAGAAGCCTTGCGAGCAAGATAAGACAAGGCAGTGCAGGAAAATGAGTAAGAAATTAAAGAATAAATTGGAATCAAATGAAAATAACAATCAACAAACCAACTGACTTTGAAGCTAAGTTCTTGAAAGTCGATGCTGGTGTCCGCTATTGGGAAGATACAGATGTAAACGGGATAAGTGATTATGCGAATCCGCCAACTATTCCTTGTGCTGAATTTATAGATGACAATAACCATATCCTGATTGGGCAAAATTACCGATGGCGACCGCTTATTGATATAGAAACAGGTCAAATAGTCAATTGGGAAAAAGGATTTGACGCCGACGTTCATTATAAAGTGTGCGATGACTTTCAATGCGATATTCTTGATGCAGACATGGATGTCATTGAATCTTACAATGGGTATGTTCCTGAAATTATGTGTCCTAAAGATAATGGCTACGGCGATTACATCATCATGGATATTGACGAAAACGGATTTATCCAAGGATGGAATAAAGAATTGATTAGAAAATTAGTAAAACAAGAGGAGGATTAACTATGGCAATGCACAACTGGTTTGAATGTAAAATCTCCTACGACAAGGTCATGGAGAACGGAATGCAAAAGAAAGTAACGGAACCCTATTTAGTGGATGCTCTTTCGTTCACAGAGGCGGAAGCCCGGATCATCGAAGAAATCCGCCCGTTTATCTCCGGAGAGTTTACGGTTGCCGATGTAACACGTAAGCGGTACTTTGAAATATTCTTTAACGAAAACGGAGATCGCTACTACAAGATCAAGGTCTTTTTCATCACGCTCGATGAAAAAGCCGGATTCGAGAAGAAAACAGCCGCTAATATGTTGGCTCAAGCATCCAGCTTGAAGGAAGCTATTGAAGTATTTGAAGAAGGTATGAAAGGCACGCTTGCCGACTACACTATCGCATCCGTTGCGGAGACTCAGATTATGGATATTTTCCCTTTCGATGCGAGTGCGGAAAAAGCCTCTGATATCAGTAATAAAGAATCGTCCGTGCCTAAGCAAGATACGTCTTTCAAAAAAGAGGTAAAGAAATTTGTAGACAGTATTCCGAATGGCTGCAAGGTAACCGTATCGGCTGGTGAAACGTCTACTACCATTGATAAAACACAAGGATCATCACCAATCATTACAAGCGAGAAAGGAGGAGATGACGATGAGATACGACGAGTTGAAGAAGATGTATCAACAGAAGAAGACGCGGAAGCCTCCATCTGACGAGGAGCATCAAACGCAAGTCGCATGTGTCAGTTGGTTCCGGTTGAAATATCCAAAATTGAGAAATATTTTATTTGCTATTCCTAATGGTGGAAGGCGCGATATAAAAACAGGATCCATATTGAAAGAAGAAGGAGTTGTCGCTGGCGTAGCTGATCTGATCTTATTAAAAAGAAATCGGCAATACGGAGCTTTATGCGTAGAAATGAAGACCAAATTAGGTAGGCAATCTGAAACGCAGAAAAAGTGGCAAAAGGAAGTAGAAGCAACCGGCAACAAGTATGTTGTTTGCCGTTCGCTGGATGAGTTTATGAAAGTTGTAACTGAATATTTAAACGATGTGTAATGGATATAAATTGCAAATATTGCCCGAAAAGCGATAGCGAAGGAAATTGCCTTATCGATAGTTGTCCGCTGTTCCCCATCGTAAAAGAGATAGAGGAAATGCAGTCGTTTCTTGAAACAATAGCGAGCGACAATCCGAAGGAACTTATAGACCGTCTTACTGACATAAACGTCTACTTAGCTCGTTCCGGCAAGCTCCTTGCTGATGCTAAAGCCTATCAGGATGAAGTGGCAGCGAGTGTATATGCTACTCACATGGAGTTCATATCACGTGTTCCTGCCACTGTTGCGATGAAGTTTGTTTCTGCACAGAGTGTAACGGCTAACCAGCTTGTTACGTGGCTGGATAGGATAAATCGGACTCTTGTACATGCCGGAGATAACATTCGGACGCAAATATCTTTTGCTAAGCAGGATATGGCTTTACAACGAAAAGGTTATTGATAAATAATGTTTAAGTATAAGATATTCAGATATTTATGCTTGCGCATTTCGTGTTATAAAGTTAACTTTACAAGTGATAAATAACTGATTGTCAAATAATATCAAAGATGGGGAATGATACGAAAAGAAAGTCTTTTGTCTTCTATATAGAGTGGCAGGAAGTGTTAATGGAATATCCTTCGGAGGTCAGACTTGAGGTGTACGATGCAATAATTAGGTATGCTGCATCGGGGATGCTATCGGAGCTGAAACCGCTGGCTAAAATGGCATTTTCTTTTATAAAGAAGCAGATAGATTCCAATAATGACAAATATAATTGCCTTATCGCTAAAAGGAGTGAAGCCGGGAAAAAAGGAATGGCGATTCGCCATAAGTCCACGATAACAAATCCAACAAGTGATAACAAAGATAACACATGTTATCAAGGCGTAACAAATCCAACAAGTGATAACAAAGATAACTATAATGAGCCTGATAATGTAAATGATAATAATAACTCTCTCTCTAACGCGCAAGCGCATGGAAGCTTTCCTTCGTCCGATATTTTAGAGAAGCCATTGAAAGAATGTTATGACAGGCTTGTATCTAATCAGGTGTGGGCTGAAACGTTAACAATGAATACTCGTAGTTCTGGATTCAGTGACTTTACGCTTGATTCCTTTCATGAGTATTTGAAAAGATTCTTTGCGAAACTTCAGAACGAGGGCGAGAGTATGAAATCCACAAAGGATGCAATGTCCCATTTTGCAAGATGGCTTGAAATTGAATTAAAAAAACAAAGAGATGACAGAGCAAGAGCGAAAACTTTCGGAGGGGCTACAAAAGCTACAGGACCCTTCGTTCAAGGAAAAATTGGAAAGTCGGCAAGTTTACAATCTGATCCAACGGCACCGAAAGACTATTCAGGAACTTTCTGATTACGATTTATCAGACAAGAATGAATTTTATCAACACTCAATCATGATAAAGGAGATAGGCAATAATTATCTCGCAAAAGAATTTAGGCAGTTTGAGATTGATCCTAATAACGCTAAGATTTTGAGCTTTTTAATTTACTATTTCAATAATAGTAAACTTGCAGAAACTATTTTTCCTGATAGAGGTTACAGGGTTCACAAGAACCTTCTTCTGGTTGGAGAACCCGGCACCGGAAAGACTTTGCTAATGCAGATATTTTCAGACTATTTGCGCTTGACAGGAAATCCGAACCAGTTCAGTAATTTGTCTGTCACACAGATGATGAACTATTACAAACTTCATGGTCATATTGATAGATATATCTACAATGAAGGAGAAGGTAAAGGATCTATTGAGGGGAAACCCTTTAATGTATGCCTGAACGACGTGGGGCTGGAGACTGAAAATCAAAAAAGCTATGGCACAAGCCTTGATAGTGTAATAGACGAGTTTCTGTATGCCAGATACGAAATATACCAGTCTCACCACAAGAAATACCATATCACCAGCAATATGAATGTCGATGATTTTAAGGATCGGTTTGGTAGTCGCTTGGTTGATCGGTTTAAAAGTTTCAACGTCATACCACTTGTTGGGGATAGCCGCAGAAGATAGTCCGTTATACTAAGTTAATCAACTCAATTATGCTGGTGTATTATTTGAAATTCAAATAAATTATAGCTATATTTACATACATAAAAGAACAAATAAAAATAAAGAGCAATGAAGAAAAAAGTATTTACCCTTAATGGGAAAAAGTATTATTCAGAAGAAGAATACATAAAAGCGCGTAACCGGTTTCTTGACTATCAGAACGAAGAAGAGCAAGCTGTCGCCAAGTTTGGTTTTGCATCTGGATATACCATATTGGCTGGTTCGCAGTCTGAATCTGTTGAATTTGAAACTTCTTGTTGATAAAATTATTTGAATTTCAAATAAAAACAAGTCGTTATGAAGATCAATGTATTCAACACCCAATGTTGTATCGGCAGCTGGGTGAAACTCAGAGGAAAATCGTACACAGTGAAAGACATCAACCGGCAGACGCATGAAGTATGCTTGGGAAAGTCGACCGCATGGATTCGTTGTACGGAAGTCGAATTATTAAATCAGAAGCCATGATACACACAGAATCCCTCTTCAAAACCATAATCCTCCTCCAGCATTTAGTAGAGCTACAGAAAACAAATAATATAGATGTTTTCTATATCGACCTGTTTTGCGGCGCAGGCGGAACATCTACCGGTGTAGAACTTGCCAGAGTCAACAGTCATTCGGTTGCAAAAGTTATTGCCTGCGTAAACCATGATAAGAACGCAATAGCCAGCCACATGGCAAACCATCCGTATGCACTACATTTCACAGAGGATATGCGAACATTGGATTTATCACCGATCGTAAATCTGGTGAGGAAGATCCGGTTCCGAAACCCGAATGCAAAGATTGTTCTCTGGGCCAGTCTGGAATGTACGAACTTCAGTAAGGCAAAGGGAGGCCAAGCACGTGACGCCGATAGCCGGACACTTGCAGAGCATCTCTTCCGGTACATAGATGATATCAATCCCGATCTGATACAGATTGAAAACGTTGAAGAGTTTATGTGTTGGGGCGACTTGGACGCAAACGGAAAGCCAATTTCCAAGGATAAAGGCCGGTTGTATCTCCGGTGGGTGAACAAGGTCAAGAAATACGGGTATAAGTTCGATCATCGCATCCTGAACGCCGCCGATTTTGGAGCATATACTTCCCGTAGACGCTTTTTCGGTCAGTTCGCTAAAAAGGATATGCCGATTGTCTGGCCGGAACCAACCCATTGCAAAGATGGGTCTCAAACCCTATTCGGAGAGTTACAGAAATGGAAACCTGTAAAAGATGTACTGGATCTGGAAGACGAAGGCACAAGTATTTTCATGAGAAAGAAACCTCTTTCACCCAAGACGTTCGAGAGGGTTTATGCCGGTCTTATCCGTCACGTAGCAGGAGGCAAGGATAAATGGATGCTGAAATACAATTCCATAAACGGAAAAACAGGCAAACACATTCCACCGAGCATAGATGAACCTTGCCCAACGATTAGTTGTCAGGGAAGGTTGGGCGTAGTGCAGACTCATTTTCTCTCAAAATATTATAGTGGGCATCCGGATAGTAAGAATATTCCAATCACGGGACCCGCGCACACGATCAAATGCAAGGATAATCACTCTCTGGTAAGCACAAAGTTCCTCGCTGCCTACTACGGTAACGGTGATAACGTGAGTAAAGTTGATAGCCCATGCCCAACAGTGCCGACAAAGGACAGATTCAATTATGTATCACCTAAATTTCTTTGTTCGTACAGTTTTAATGATACAGCCAAAGATATACAAGATCCATGCCCGACATTACTGACGAAGGATCGGTTGTCGCTTGTAACCCCGTTCATTATGAACTATTATTCCGGTGGTGGCCAGCATTCGGATATCTATCATCCTTCTCCGGCCATATTAGCGAACCCGAAACAACGGCTAATCTCATGCCAGTTTATGGATCAGCAATTCGGACAAAGTAAGCCGGCCGGAACGGATCGCCCTCTCGGAGCGATAACGGCTAATCCTAAATATAACTTGGTAAGTTGTCGTCCGTGGGTAATGAATACCAATTTCAGTAATATCGGTAGTGGAATCAATGAGCCGGCCCCGGTAATAACGGCTAATCGAAAATGGCATTATCTAATGAACCCACAGTTTGCCTCTGCCGGCGGATCGGTGGATAAGCCTTGTTTCACCCTGATAGCACGAATGGATAAGATGCCTCCTTATTTGGTGAACGCATCCAGTATTTCGGAAAACTTGCCACCATTTGTCAGGATAAACTCTGATGGCAATATCATTATCGAGATATACGAGGATGATATCCCTATTGTGAAAAAGATAAAGGAGTTCATGGCCATGTATCAAATAGTGGATATCCTAATGCGGATGTTGAAGATTCCAGAGTTGAAACGCATCATGGGATTCCCGGAGAACTACAGATTGATCGGCACGCAAGCCGAGCAAAAGAAATATATCGGGAACGCGGTCGAGGTAGGCATGGCTAAGGCGTTATGCGAGGCTATATGTAAGAAAATAAGAGAATTAAGATTGAGAAAATTAAACAAAGCATCATGATAAAAACTTATATAGAATTTCTAAGAAACAAGATGGCCATCAGCCATCAAACAGGATTTGGTATTAGTCCTGAAGAGATTACCCCGACATTATATCCTCATGTAAAAGATACCGTTCGTTGGGCGGTTGCCGGTGGATGCCGTGCCATATTTTCCAGCTTCGGTATGCAAAAGACAGTCACCCAGCTGGAAATACTTCGGGTAATCCTGAACCATAAAGGAGGCAAGGGATTGATCGTTTGCCCCAAGCGTGTGGTAGTCGAGTTTTTGACACAAGCGGAACAACACTTACACATGAAAGTAACCTATGTACGAACAATGGCCGACGTGATGATATGCCCGACCGATATCATGGTGACTAACTACGAGCGTGTTCGCGACGGTGAAGAAGGGGTTAGGATAGATCCGAAGTATTTTACTGTCACTTCACTGGATGAAGCAAGTGTACTTCGCGGATTCGGAACCAAGACCTACCAAGAGTTCCTTCCTTTGTTTGCGAATGTCCCTTATCGGTTTGTAGCTACTGCTACACCCTCACCTAACAGGTATAAGGAGTTGATACACTATGCCGGTTATCTTGGTGTAATGGACACAGGGCAGGCTCTTACGCGGTTTTTCCAGCGTGACAGTACAAAAGCGAACAATCTTACCCTTTATCCGCATAAGGAAAAGGAGTTTTGGTTGTGGGTATCCACATGGGCTTTATTCTTAACTAAACCATCGGACTTGGGCTATCCGGATACTGGCTATGAATTGCCGGAACTTCGCGTACACGAAGAGGTGGTAAACGTTGACAACTCCACTGCCGGCGCCGATCGGGACGGGCAAGTTAAGATGTTTCGTGAGGCGGCTCTCGGGCTTGCCGATGCTACAAAAGAGCGCCGGGATAATATGGCCGAAAAGATAGCTCGTGTAATAGATATAATTGACCGACCGGAAAATAAGAACGATCATTTTCTTTTGTGGCATGACCTCGAGAGCGAACGCGAAGCTTTATGCAAGGCTATCCCCGGATGTAAGGCCGTGTACGGTTCACAGGATGATAAAGAAGCTGACAAGGTGATAGCCGACTTCAAGGATGGCCGGCTGAAATATCTTGCAGCTAAACCGGAAATGCTTGGCGAAGGCTTAAACTTCCAATATCATTGTCATAAGGCAATTATGTTTATTGACTATCGGTTTAACGATAAATTCCAAGCAATTGCCCGTATTCACAGATTCATGCAACAATACCCGGTCGATCTTTATCTTGTGTATGCAGAAAGCGAAGGAGAGATATTCAAGTCTTTCATGCACAAGTGGGCACAGCATAAAGAGATGGTAAGTAAGATGGCGGATATTGTCCGGGAAAATGGCTTGTTTAATCTGGACGCCGAAGATAAGATGATGCGCTGGATGTTTGCAAAACGTGAGGTTAGAGAAGGAAAGCTCTATAAAGCAATTAATAATGACTGCGTTCTGGAAACCATGAATATGCCTGATAATTCGGTGGATTTAATTGTAACAAGTATTCCTTTTTCTAATCATTACGAATACACGCCGACTTATAACGATTTCGGGCACAACGAGGACAATCGCAAGTTTTTCGAGCAAATGGATTATTTGACACCGAATCTTCTCCGGATCCTTCGTCCGGGGCGTGTGGCTGCTATTCATGTAAAGGACCGTATCCTTTTTGGAAATGCAACCGGTTTAGGAATGCCTTCGCTTGATCCATTTCATGTGTACTCGATCATGCACTATATCCGTCATGGTTTAATCTTCTTTGGAATGATCACCGTTGATACTGATGTTGTTCGGGAAAACAATCAAACTTATCGGCTCGGATATACAGAGATGTGTAAAGATGGTTCCAAAATGGGTGTCGGATGTCCGGAGTACGTTCTTTTATTCAGAAAACTACCGACAGATACATCAAAGGCTTACGCTGATATCCCGGTAGTAAAGAATAAGAAAGACTACTCATTAGCTCGGTGGCAGATCGACGCTCATGCAGACTGGAAAAGCTCTGGTAACACCTTGTTGACTTATGAGGATATGAAAGGAGCTGGAATAGATAAGATCCGGCATCTATTCCGAAATTACCAGCAAGAACACATCTACAGCTATGAGGATCATGTAGCATTCGCAGAAGAGTTGGAAGCCTACGACAAACTTCCCCGTACATTCATGGCCATTGACCCGGTAAGTAAGAAAGATTATATCTGGGATGATGTTGCTCGAATGAAAACACTTAATACCCGACAATCCCAGAAGAATAAGCAGAATCACATCTGCCCGCTTCAGTTGGATATCGTGGAAAGATTGATTGAACGGTATTCGAACAAGGGTGATACTGTTTTTGATCCGTTTGGCGGTATTCAAACTGTACCCTATTGCGCTGTGAAGATGGGACGTAGAGGCCTGTCTACAGAATTGAATTACGATTATTGGAAAGATGGCCTTGCCTACCTGCAGGAAGCTGAAATGGAAGTAAGCGCACCAACATTGTTTGACTTAATGACTGTATAAATCATGAAACATCAAATCAAATGCCACGGCAACACCTGTCCGGATCGGTTTAAATGCGCTCTATACGCAGCCGAGGCAGAAGTTAAGAAGACGGAACCGGACGAAGATTCAGGAAAGAAGTGTGAATTTTTTAAAAAGAAAGGAGGTGAAGGATGAAATGTGAAGAAAGAATCAGAATTGGAACAACAGTAATAAGAGGTTGGCACGATTATAAGGATTGTTCTCACCCTGCAAAATATAAAGTCACTTTCCCGTCAGGAAAAGTTAAATATCTGTGTGGCGTACATTTAAACGCTTTAAAGACGATGGAGCATGAACTCAGAATAGAAGAATTGAAAAATATTGAAAAATGAATCTGAATGAATTAAAAGACAAGGCATACAAAACCGCCTGCGATCATGGTTTTCACGATGCAGACTGGAGCAACGGGCATTTCCTTTGTTTGGTTGTAAGCGAACTGATGGAAGCTGTGGAAGCTGATAGAAAAGGAAATCATTTCCCAGCAGATGAAATAGAAGAATATAATTCTTTGCAAAAGGATGAGTTTCACGCTTCCGCTTTCAAAAATTACATTAAAGATACAGTACAAGATGAGCTTGCAGATGCAGTTATCCGCCTTCTTGATCTTGCCGGACTTCGCAAGATTGATTTATCCGAATTACAAGGACCGCTATTCGATAAATTCAATATTACCTCTGAATTTATCAGTTGGAAATCTCAGATTAAAGAAGCGAGCTTCACTGAAAGAATGTTCTCCCTATGCTCTCTCTTAACAAGCGGAGAAAGTATTGAAGATGTTGTCAGATCATCCATAGTGGTAACATTCTTGAACGCTAATATATTGGGAGTTGATCTTCTTTGGCATATCGAGCAGAAACAAAGATATAATGAATTAAGACCGGTGATGTACGGAAAGAAGTATTAACCCTCAATTAAAATAACGAGTTATGACAGTAGAAGAACTTATAAGCATCTTGGAGGAATACAATCCTAACGCCACAGTGATTTTAGATTGTGGCGATATGAACCAGGTGGAAGTCGATGACGCTTCCCAGACGAAAGATAAACGATATGTAGTAATTAGCTAACAACTAAAAAATAACGAATCATGGAAAAAATAGAATTAATAAATCTGACGCTGGACGAAATAAGGAAAGCGTGTACGACTGTCAATAATGTTTGCAATGATACAAAACTAATGCTCAAAGAAGACGATTGCGAATGCCTTAAAAAGCTTGTCAATAATTGTAATGAAGTATTGGAGAGTATTAGAGTTAAGCTTCGCGAAGCGCTTGAAGAAGTCGCAAACTATCAGGATGCAACCGATATGGTTTGCCCAGTAGATATGGCGTTGTCTGAGGTTGCATTCGATTTGATATATGAACGTAAGGATGAGTATGATTTTGAGGAAGAACAAGTATAAAAAGAAATAAGTATGAAAACAGAAATTACAGTAGAAAAGGTTAAAAACGGCTTTATTATATCAAACGCAACTAAGAGCGTAAAGATTGTTACCACAACAGAGAAGGCGGCATCGGATATTATTTCGGAAGATTTGTCACATGTTTTAAATGGCATGAAATACGGAGACAAAAAACTGATTGAATTTCAAATAGCTAACAGCTAAGAATATAAAGTATGAAAAACGAATATTTCAACATGATATGCCAGAAGGCTCCCGAAGGGAAAATGATAATAATGGCCGTTGTTCCGGATAATCTTCTGGGTGAAGGATTGCCTTCCATTTTTGAAGTTCAAGCGGTAAAGCTGGTTCCAACAATTTACACCGGGACCTATCCTACAATCAAGGTTATCTCTGAGACAATCAAAGATAGATCGGATTTGCAAGGTAAAGACATTGATGGTATAGTCTCCGGAGAAAATTGGTATAATGTATCAAAAGAGGATAAGAATACTTACGGAATTAACATTAACCCATAAGCAAATAAAAAGGAAATAATATGCAGTACATATTAACAGAACAAGAATATAAAGCTTTAGCCCCTATTAGCGAGGTGAATAAGCTCAAAGAAGAAGTACAGCTTCTAAATGATAAGGTTATGGAACTTAGTGAGCATCCATGTGGAAGTACCGCAGATTATAGAAGCATGACCTTTTATTGTGATGATTGCCCTATTGGTAGGTTTGGGCTTAATACTTGTACAGAGAGACAGCAATATTCCAAATAACCCTCAAAACTAAATAATCATGAGCTACAAAGTTGGTGATATAGTTCCTTACCGGAACACTAGAAGTAACGTAAAACGTGCTAAGATAACCTCTTTTGAGACGGTTGACAATGGGAAGATATGGTTTCAGGGGATTGATACCATTACAGAAGCTAAAGTGTGGTATCCAGTACATATCTCGGAAAAGTTAGATGAATATCATAAACAATGTCCTTGTTGGAACAGTCACAACGATAGTTGCTATGATGATAATTGCACTTGTGATAGAGATTGTGAGTATATGAAAAGTTTCAATAGTAAAAAGGATTGAATATGGCAAAAATATATGTAGCAAGTAGTTGGAGAAACTTATTCCAGCAGGATGTAGTGAAATTTCTTAGGGATGTAGGACATGATGTTTATGACTTCAAGAATCCTCCTCATGGAAATGGTGGTTTCCAGTGGTCTGATATAGATCCAAATTGGGAACAGTGGACTACGGAACAATACAGAGAGGCTCTTAATCATCCGATTGCACAAAGAGGCTTCGATTCTGATTTCAACGGTATGCAGTGGGCAGACGTTTGCGTTATGGTACTCCCTTGTGGTCGGTCTGCCAACACAGAAGCCGGATGGATGAAGGGAGCTGGTAAAAGAGTGATGGTTTATTCTCCAAAGGAGCAAGAGCCGGAACTAATGTATAAGATATACGACTTTGTGAGTGACAGTATGTTACGAATCAATGATGAAATAAATCGAATATAAAAAGAAATGAAATATATTATAATTGAAGATGGTGATATATACTCTGTTACAGACGAGTCCGCGAAACACATTGAAGCAGCTTCTAATTTAGCAAAAGCTATTGATGGAGATATGACGGATATAATAGATGCTGTAAGGGAGTATGGAAAATTCATAGGAACTGTATTCATGACAGTTAGAAATTAAAAAGAAACGAGGTTGAACCCTATCAAGAACAGCCTCGTTTCGAAAAAGCCCAAACTACTTAAAGTATTTTTCTCTAATAGTAGTTTTAGGATGTTTCTTAGCGTAACTTTCAGTTACAAACAAACCGGTTATCGCACTGCGATAACGAAAAAAATATAATTTTCTCATATTTACAATACCTTATCTTTTATAACAAGGTATTGTAAATATAGAGAGTAGATTTCATATGATAACAATCACATTGAAAATGTTTAATGCTTCAATAATTAGGCTATTAAGATTAAATATCTTCAAATCTTATTTGATATTTCCGAATAAAATTAAGAATTTATTAATCTGTTTCAGATTTGGTTACATAAGATAAAATGTTAAGAACATGCGCAAACAATAATCAGTATATTGGCTTCGTATAAACGGTTTCCGTCCGGAACAGTTCGGAACCGACACGAAGTGGAATCCGATCAGGTTCAAATCACGGAATACTTGAACCATCTTCGCGACCTCACGAAAATGATATCTGAATGGAACAGCAAAGCCGGGGAACTCTAACAACTCCTCGACTTTTGTAAACTCTTTTGCTTTTTAGGCTATTAAACATAAAACTAAATAAAACCATCATGAAGATTAATTATTGCGGCTACATCCAGGCGATGGCCGACTACAAGAAAGAACATATCAACCCATTACCCGGCGTAACAAAGGAACACACCTTGCATTACTCTGGATTGTTTATTAATGATCAGGTATATAACCATCTCCTGATGCTAAAAGAGGAATTGAAAATCGCTGGGTTATTCAAATTCTCCGCTAAAAGAGATTTTCAAAAGGCAGAACATGAAATTGCAAAATATAACATGATAATGCAAAATCATATAGGCGTATCTATTGATGTATTTGCCGCAGTCCTTCAAGATATGGAAGATTTCTTCATGAAGGACATAGATGTATTGAAATACTCAATAAGTCAGATAATGCTTGATCATAACATCACCGGCATAGACAATCGAATAGCAAGTCTTGCCATGCTAATCAATATTCTTTGTCAAAGCAGTAGTATATTAGTTAAATTCTACAGGGAGGACGCTTATACTGTACTCGGTATTTATTCCGATAAGATGGACTATCTTCTACTTCCTGTTACAGAAAAGTACTCTGCCGAACTTGCCGGATCTGTAACAGGAAACACAAGAGGTCAGTGTGATAATTCTAAAAGAGCTACAGGGGCTTTTAATGTATTTGTAACGAAACTGCTGGACCCTGATAAATTCGGGGAAATAGCAGAAAAATATAATCAAATAGTATAATCATGAGTGTAAATAAAGTAATCCTTCTCGGTCATACCGGCAAGGATCCTGAAGTGAAAGATGTTGTCGGGACAAAGGTCGCCAATTTATCGCTTGCTACCACGGAGAAGGGCTATACCTTTCAAAACGGGACCCAGGTTCCTGATCGCACGGAATGGCATAGCCTTGTCTTTTGGAAAGGTCTGGCCGAGGTTGTCGAGAAGTTTGTTAGGAAAGGTTCTCAGATTTATGTAGAGGGTAAGATCAAGACTCGACAATATGAAGATAAAACAGGAGCAAAACGATATGTGACGGAAATTTTTGTTGATAAGTTGGAATTATTAGACAGTAAATCTACTCAACAATAGTCTGGTTCACAACTGGAATCTTTTCAATCCAATCTGTCTGATGATCTTTCATTCTAAAAACACAAGAGGCGATACTTTGGTCTACTAGTATATTATCCGTTAATCCTTGTTTAACTTATTGTTAATTAGTTATTTATATTTGTGTGCCTCACTATTAATCAGTATCTTTATAATACTAAAAGAAGCAATAATAACAATTAAAAGATATGCGATTATGGTAACGAAGAAGATTGATGAAAAGAAAACATTGAAGTACGCAGTAGCTTTTCACTTCTGCACATCAGGCAAGATAAACTTTGTGTTAGGTAATAAAATGTATCAGCATATAAATACTGTTTATGACCAAAGAGAAGACGGCAGAGGCTTCAATACTTGTGAAGTCGTTTATAACTACAAGGCTCAAAAGTATGAGGTTCTGAATGTAGATTCAGAAATAGGTAACAAAGAGATTAGAATATTAAATGTTTAACCAGCAGGGTGAAAGCCCTGCGCAAGATAGAAGAATATGAAAGAGTACGACAACAACGTTACAGTTAATTGCAAGAGAATAGCCTTAACCCCTGTGCAGAGGATGAATACGAAGTGACAATAAAGTCCAATGATTTAGAGCACGTGATATACACCTATGGTGGCTTATTTGAAAGAGATGAAGCTATTTGAGATAGAATTTATCGACAGTGGTTGAGAGAACAAAAATAATCCGGTAGCCTTCGGGCTACCACAATACACACGATTATGAAAGCGGATTTAGTTTTAATTATCAGCCCCGAAGCCCCACTGATGAAACAACTGGGCAAGGTATTGGGTAAGTTATGTAGTATGTGCGATTTTACCACCATAGAAAGAGGTGAGAAGTACATCACAATACAGCATGATGAAACCGGGCTTGTTGTGGCTTATACAAGTGAAGAAAGATTGAATGTGAAACATTGATTATTGGATTATGAACAAAGAATATAGAGTTGTAAGATACTTCGATGGTTATCCTGAATACACCATGTGTAAATGTGATACAATCGAAGAAGCAAGGGTTAAATGCAAAGAGCATAATGATAAAGAGAACAAGCCTTATATCAGTTATCACATATTGGTATATGGCGATGAAAAATTTGGTGGTAAATCTTATAGAACTGAATGATTATGCTTACAGAACAAATGATATTGGACGGTTTACAATATTACAGATGGCAAACTGAATATCCACTTTACACAACAACAGATTCAATGAATGATTTTTTAGAAAATCATTTACCGGATGATTATGAAGTAATCGAAAGGGATATGAATTACATAGTTGCCGATATGAAAGGTGATAAATACGAAATCATAGCTTATGGTGATGGCGATTTTTGCAGTCACGTAGTATCGGTATATCATTTATAAGTAAATTATTAAATCATATAACTTATGAACTCAATAAACAAAAATGGTTGCAGCGTATGCCAACAAAAAATAAAAATTGTTTGTCGCAAATTTGTTACGCCCCGCTTCGATGGTCATAGATATTGGTCTGCTATTATTATGAATGAAAACGTTGAGTATTGTGCTCAAATAATAGAGTACGCATCTGTTAATGGTAGAAAATATTATATTGGCGAATTGTATAATGATCATATTGCTAAAAATTATAGTAACAGGTATCTTGTATTTGGATTCAGTAACTACTACGCTACTTATCGCTATATCTTAGAAGCAATGCTTCGCGTGATTAAAGGTGATTACAGAGAAATAGAAGGCGTTGGATTTTGTACAGCCATGCCAAATGATAAACATAAATTACATTGATTATGAATACAATTAATGACGAAAGAGGTTGTAGTGTATGCCAGCCCGGTAAAGAGAATTACACTACCTACAACACCATGTTAGGCAGAAAGAGAGTGAGAATGTACCAGTACGACTACCGTACTGAAAGTGGTGAACTGTTTTCTTGTTGTGCGCCTACCTTAGAGGCGTGCAGAGAAAAGCGTGATAAATGGTTGAACAATAAAATCAAATAGTTATGTTGACAATAGAGATTCCAGAATCAAACAGAAGAAAATCCGAGGAAGATTCACTTGCATCTTTCATCCTCTCGGAACTTAAAGAGAAAGGCGAATGTGTTTACTTCCACTATGGCGTAGGCTGGGGAAATAACTGGCCTCATAGTTGGGCGAAAAATACTGGAAGTGATGCTAAGGATAGACACCCTATTTCTGAATTGGCGCATGATAACGTCATAAGAGCGTTTATAGACAAAGGCTATTCTATCGAGCATAGAAGTGAAATTGCTGCCGGAAGATATGTGATTATTAGAGGATAGCTACAATGGAAACCAAAACAAGCAAAGCCACTTTCTTACTACGTGCTGGAAATTTAAAAGAAGCATTATCCATTTTCCGTACCTTTCGTATTGGATTCACTAAAGAGGAACGCAGGACTTTGCAGATTGCCTGCGAAAGTTTATCCGGTAATTCCTTATTCTACCAACGACTTGGTATTGATACCAACAAAGAGATAGAGAAAAGCAAGTCTATTCTCGTTTCAAAGTATCTGTAAATCACATAGTTAAACATAGTTTAGGTAATGAATATATTAGATATAATACATTGATATTCAACACATTATCACTATCTTTATATATCAAAAGATAACAAATTAAACCATAGAGCAATGAGTAAGATAGAGCAGATGACAGCAGAACTCAACAAGGTATTACATTCTAATACTTACCAGTTTGAGATTGATACCGAAGATTTTGTTTTTGGATTCAAAAAGACAATCAAGAAACGTACTAAGAGTTTGGCTAAAGCAATCAAGCTGAAAGCTAAGTTAACTAAAGACTGTGGTCGGTTCCTGTCTGGTACTGTACGCTTCATGGCTGTACGGTTCTATAAAAATGGAAAACTTACCAAAGAAATCAAAGCTAAAGAAATAACAGCGACGTATAACGAATAAATATTAGAGCAATGAACACGTATTACAAGTTTGCGCCAAATGTATTTTTGGCAAAGTGCGATGAAAAGCACGAAAAAGGAGAAATTATAGATGTCACCACCAAGTACGGTAAAGAGAATGAATCAATTGTTTTCAACCTCGTTTTTGAGAAAGAAGGCTTCTTCTATTACTCGATAGTCCGAGTCGATGGCTTCAATGTTCAAGAATGGGCAAAGCAAAGAGCTGAGCGAAGACTTGGATGGGCTGCCTCTGCTGAACGTAAAAGTACTGAGTATTATAACAAGTCCAACAAAGATGCTGATTTCCTTTCTCTCGGTGAGCCTATCAAAGTAGGACATCATAGCGAAAAGCGGCACCGGAAAGCGATTGATGATGCTTGGAACAATATGGGTAAGAGTGTTGAACTTAGTGATAAGGCTGCCGAACACGAAAGGGTTGCCAAATATTGGGAAGAAAGAGCCAACACTATCAATTTATCCATGCCGGAAAGTATCGACTACTACGAGCATAAGTTAGAGCAGGCTAAGGAATACCATGAAGGTGTTAAGTCTGGTAAATATCCTCGTGAACACTCCTACACTTTGACTTATGCGAAGAAAGCAGTCAATGAAGCGCAAAAGAACTATGACCTTGCAAAAAGATTGTGGGGCGATTTGCATTAAAACAGCAATTTCTGCCCTATTTTATTTGAAATTCAAATAAAATATAGTATTTTTGAGGCAGAAATAAGAGAAAATAGCGAAATTGAAGGAATGATAATTGTGAGTTCAAATCTCCTTCCTTCAATTAGCTTTATGGAAGATTGGCAGAGTGGTTTATTGCACCTGTTTGCTAAACAGACAATCCGAAAGGATTCAGATGTTCGAATCATCTATCTTCCGCAAATGCCGTTCAAATCGGCTCGTTGATTGAGGTTATGGTAAGTAAGCGACAAGGTTCGATTCCTTGCATTTAGTTGGTACTACACAATCTGACAGCTTGGAAAGACAAGCATCTGGGAATGTAGCTCGTTGGATTGAGCGAATTAGCCGGTTGATGGTTCGATTCCATCCATTCCCACAGTCTTGTATCAATGAACGCACCACTTTCGGAAATTTGAGGTTGTAATGGGAGCAACCAATATATGGCAGAAAGTAGTAGATTGAGAGAGTATGGTAAAAACCCATATAAGTCCAAAGGGTATCAATCGAGGTGGATTATCACAAAATCATGTGGCAGTTGACGGTGATGACATGGCGGTTCATGATGTTGGCAGCTTGGAAAGACAAGCAAAAGGATAAGTAGCTCATTGGAAGAGCGACAGCAAGCTAAAGCAGTGTAAAAGCGTAAGACTGATGGTGTTCGACAGTAGGTTACGAGTTCGATTCTCGTCTTATCCACGAAATCCAATAAATGAGGTGACGCCTGCAATTTAGGTTGGCAGCACGGAAAGACGTGCTTTTGGCGGTATGGCGGAATTGGTAGACGCTTCATAAATCGGTTAAATAGGATTATCCTTAATTGAGATAGCTTCACTCCGATAAGACTTCTTGGACGGAAGGTGCATGTTCAAGTCCTGCTACCACCACATGGGGAACGTTGTTTGTCGCTCTATTTTCGGATTCCTTCAATAAAAACATTGAAATGAGCGTGGTTAGTTTTTGCTGTTTTTATATCCCAATAAATAAAACAGCACATGGGCGGTTATGTTTTCGTAGGCTGAAACTGCGGTGAGGTGCACCAATAATCCGTGAGGTCGGTTCGACTCCGGCACCGTCCACAAACCTTAGTAGTGGTCAAGCGAAAGCAAGAACAAAAAGGCTTATGCAATTTACGGGTTGATGGATATTGCCATCTGACACGACTGAAAGAAGCCGAAAGATTGTATAAGTGTTCTTGTAAGTAGCTTACAGATGATTGAATTTGTGTTTAGCCTGTCGGAAATATGTCCGGCAGGCATTTACGCAGAAAGTGTATGAAGTTGTACATAACCCCAAATAGTATGTCGAAAGAATATGATTATCTGGTTGTAGGTGCAGGACTTAGCGGTTCTGTATTCGCTCATGAGGCAAAGAAACGTGGCTATAAATGTCTTGTCATAGATAAGCGTTCCCATACCGGAGGAAATACCCGTTGCTACAATGATGATGGCATTAACGTGCATCTATATGGACCGCATATCTTTCATACAGACAATAAAGAAGTATGGGATTATGTAAATTCATTCGTAGAGTTTAATAGATTCACAAATTCCCCTCTTGCTTGCATTAATGACGATTTGTATAATCTGCCTTTCAATATGAATACGTTCTTTCAGCTATGGCATGTAAGTACTCCTCAAGAAGCCAAACTACATTTAGACCGTCAGCGTGAAAAATATTCCTATATTGATTCTCCTGCAAACCTCGAAGAACAAACATTGAAACTTTGTGGTGATGATATATACAACCTCTTTATAAAAGGTTATACAGAAAAACAATGGGGACGTAAATGCTCCGAACTTCCTGCTTCAATCATTAGGCGCATTCCGTTCAGATTTAAATTCGACAACAACTATTTCAATGACCGTTATCAAGGAATACCCATAGGTGGTTATAACCGATTGATAAACTTGTTGCTTGATGGAATAGATGTACGTTTAGGCGTTGATTACATAGCCAACAGAAATGAATTAAACCAGTTTGTAGGCAAAGTTTTCTACACTGGATGTATTGATGAATACTTTGGGTATATGTATGGCAAATTAGAGTACAGAAGTTTACACTTTGAGCATAAAACATTTCGTGATACAGACAACTTTCAAGGTAATGCAGTTGTGAACTACACTGATGGCAATATCCCATATACTCGGATAATAGAACACAAGCATTTTGAGTTCGGTAACCAAATGCACACTGTTATCACATATGAATACCCAGACGAATATACCGGCAACAATGAGCCATACTATCCAATTAATAATGATAAGAATAATGTCGTGTACCGCAAATATAAAGAGCTTGCTGAAAAGCAAAGCTTTGTTACCTTCTCCGGGCGACTTGCTGAGTACAAATATTACGATATGGATGATGTAATTGAAAATGTATTGAAGCTATGGAAGTAACGATAAGACCTCAAAGAGCATCTGATGCTGAATATAGCTGGCAGATGCGTAAGGATAAAGATGTGTGGAAATATGCTATCTGCGAAAGTCCATATTTACCGCTATCGCTGGAAAGCGAAACTACGTTTTATCAAGAACAGATAGAGAGTAGCAGTTGTCTCCGCTTCGCTATCCTTGCTGATAACATCTATATTGGCAATGTTTTCATAGATAGAATAAATAATTCAGCATGCAGATTTGGCGAACTCCACACCCATATTCTCAATAAATCGTACTGGGGTAAAGGTATAGGCTATGAATGCAACCGCCTTATCCTTGAATACGCTTTTCGTATTGCTAAAATGAAAGGTGTTTATCAATATATCAATCCCGGCAATGTTGCTGCATGGAAGAATGCTTTAAAACTCGGATTTAATGACAATGGCACTTCCTTCGTTAGACCTAACGTTCATATATTAACCATAAGAAGAGAGCAATGGATAAAAGAATAGAAGTTATAGAATTGCCCGTGTCCGAACTTAAAACAGAGTTTGGCAATCCTCGTAAACCTTTGAAGAAAAAGGCAAAGGAGAAACTAAAAGAATCGCTTGATAATCTTGGCGATTTCGGTGTGATAGTCATTGATGAACACAATAATATCATATCCGGGCACCAACGTGTTTCTATCCTCATGGAGAACCCGGACACGCAAGTGTTATGCAAGCGTCTTGTCGGTTACAGTGAATCTGAATTAAAGGCTATCAATATCAAAGCTAATACCCATGCAGGAGAATGGGATATGGATAAACTTGCTGAATGGACTGCTGACTTGAAAATTGATTTAAGCCTTGACCTTGAAAACCTCAATGTCAAAGAAACGAAGATTAAAGACATGGAACTTATCCGTTACGAGAAGTATGACTATGTATTGGTTGTGTGTCGTAACGAGATAGACCATCTAAACTTAACGCGTGCTCTTGGAATTGATGATAAGAAAGTTCTTGTAGCCAAGAATGCCACCAAAGAGCGTAAAATTAAAGCACGTGCCGTATGGTACGATGATATAAAAGCCCAGATTGTACCTAAAAAAGAAAAGAATATATGAAAAGTTTCAACGTATTACTTACGTGCTGCTCCATCCACGTAAAGGAAATTATAGATTGTCTGAAAAACAATGAAGATGGAGTTGAAGTAAAAGTGTATGTTGCAAACTCTGTTGCAGCCAATCTGCCGCCAGCTGAATTGTCGGATGGTAATTTTGTGGTTCCGGCTGTAACTGCACCTGATTACATTGAAACACTCATATCTCTATGTAAGGAGTATGACATTTCAATTATTATGCCAACTGCTACATTGGAGTTGGAAATAATGGCTCTGGCTAAAGGTGAGTTTGAACGGAACGGCATTCTTGTGTCTGTTTCCTCTATTGATAGCTTGCTGGTTGCCAACAATAAGATTGCTCTTTATGGTTGTTATGCTGATTTGATGCCGAAGCAAATTATACCTAATGGAGTTTCCGACGTAGATGCTTTTGCCTCCATGTTTAAGTATAAGAATGGTTCTATCTGTTGCAAAGTGGATAACCTCTGTGGCGGCAAAGGCTTTGCTGTTGTTGACGATAAAAAAAGCAATGATACCTCTCTGTTTAACAAATTTGGAGAAAACAGATACATATCCTTGCATGACTTGAAATCTATTGTAGGCAATGGAAAGAACAAGGTTATTCTTCAGCAAAGAATTGAAGGGCTTGATTATACTGTTAGTGTGCTCGCTACAAACGGAGTGGTTACTCACATCTGCGGATATGTCGGCTATATGATGGCTTTCGGCTCTATCATGTGCGGAGAAATCAAGCCTAATGATATGGCTTATGATATTGTGAAAAATATTGTAGCTGAGCTTGGACTTGATGGTAATGCGGCTTTTGACTTCATTCTAAAGAAAGATGGCAAAGTTGTGTTGCTTGAAATCAATCCACGTATTAATGCCTCACTTCCGTTTGTTCGTCATGCCGGTTGTAACATGGTTTATTTACGCTGCAAACAACTACTCGGATATGATGTTACCTCTAAATGCAAATTGAACTATGGACTAAAAATGAAGAAGTTCTATGACACCCGATATTACGTTTAACATATACGTTATGTCGTACCAGCGACCTCACAAGATAATGACTAAGAACTGCTTGGAATACTGTACTTATGTTGTTAGAGAAGAGGAAGCCGATGCTTATAGGAATGCCGGTATAGATGATATGCTTGTCATTCCTAAAGATGCTACGCTTGAATGTGGCGGAAGGGTACATAGTTTCATGTCAACGCTATATTGGATTATTGAAAATACACCGGAAGATGTGATATTTGTCGCTGATGATGATATTAAGCATTTTTGCTACCGGCTGAATGATTATAAGGCAATAACGGCCGAGAATTATCAGGATTGGAAAGAACGCACTTGTGATGAAATACTCCGCATCGGTCAGCAGCTTTACGATTTGAATCTTGGACTTGCTTTTGACAATCCGCAAATGGCATTATATGTGTATGACAAAGAGTTTTGTTTCAAAGGAATGCCCGGTCATGTACGGTGGATTAACAAGAAAGCCTTGAAAGCCAAATATGATTTGAAAGATTCGGCAATATCCGATGTTGATATGATGCTACAGGAGTTGCTTATGAATAGGGTTATTCTACTGCCTAAGTATTTCCATAGTTATGGCGTAATCGCTATGGGGAGTAACGAAGGAGGTGTAACTATTGATTCCAAGAGAAACTACGAATATAGATGTGCAATGAAAAATAAATGGGGAAAGTATTATGATTTCGACTTTAGAAAAAATACAGCAAAGATTAATGTCAAGCGGTGATTTGAAAACACCTCTATACATAGCAGACAAAAGCGACTTCAAACGGAATATCACCGATTTTATAGCTGCTTTCAGAAAATACTATCCAAACTACAATATTGGGTACAGTTTCAAAACGAATTACTGCGAAGAGTTCATCAATGTGGTAAAAGAAGTTGGTGGATATGCTGAGGTCGTATCTCCCAAAGAGTATCAGCTTGCACGGAACTATGGATTTGATTATAGCCAGATTATCTATAACGGAGTTATCCCTGATTTGGACGATAAGATACGCTGTGCTAATCATGGTGGAATAGTGAATGTTGATAATGTTGGTGAACTTGGTTCACTTATCGGAATATCTACTGCGCTGCTTGCAATTGGAGTTCGTTTAAACTTTGATATTGGTAACGGAATAGTTTCGAGATTTGGAATTGATGTCGAAAGTAAAGGTTATCAAGAAATCATAGAATTGCAGCGAAGAGGGCTGATAAAAATAAAGTGTGTTCATTGTCATATCTCCTACGCTCGCGGACTTTCGTATTTCAAGAAACGCGCTGAAATGATGGCTAAATATGCAAAAGAACTTGGAGCCAATATAGTTGATATTGGCGGTAACATGTTCGGTCGAATGGATGACAGTTTAAAATCTCAATATGGAGAATATGTACCATCGTATGAAGAGTATGCCAAAGTTATTGGTGAAGTGTTTGCAAGAGAGTTTTCTAATGGAGAAGTGCAGCTTATCACAGAGAACGGAACGCCGATAGTTTCCACTTCCATGTCTCTACTTGCAACTATTATCGGCAAGAAAGTTATCAAAGGAAAAACAATGCTTGTTGTGGATTGTAAACGTGATGATGTAGGCTTTGTCTGTCATACGAAAAATCCTCCTTGCAAGGTACTTTCCAATGATAGTGATTATGTTGAACATGCTACCATTTACGGATGTACCTGCATAGAGAATGATATTATCCATCGTGATTATTCCGGTCTGGCTAATGTTGGTGATAAGATTCTTATTTCCAATGTCGGGGCTTATGGATGTAATGTTGCTAATGATTTCATAACGCCAAAACCAAGATGTGTTTGTGATGATGAAATATAAGCCGTTAAACCTTGTTTAACTTACTGATAATCAAAGAATAAACAGTTTTAAGAATTTGCATATCTCGCTATAAATCAGTATCTTAGCTATATAAAAGAAAAACAAAGTATAACTTAAAAATAGGAGATAAAGCAATGAAAGCAACAAAGTGCATTAATTCAAAAGGTTTGTCAAAAGGTGCATTTATTTACAGAATAAAGAAAGATGGAACGAAATCTGCTCGCCCTATATTTCATCAGTTTTTTGGAGCTGAAAAAACGGCAGAGGAAGTGATAGCAAGATTAATTAAATTGAATCCAAATTCAAGATTTGAAATCGCATGATAGATTGAAATATGACAAATTCACTATATACAAAGAACGGTCATAATATGTTTGAGGTTTCATCCCTCATTCAAAAGGCAATTCGCAGGAGTAACAAAGATTACGCCTGCTATGCCGCCAATGAATTGGCTCCACGATTTAGAAACTACCTATGGAAGCGATTACTCTGTGTTTCTGCAGAGGATTGCTACGACCTTGTAACGAATAAGATTGTAGCACTCAAACAAGCTGATGATGCACAAAGCTGGCATAGTAAATCACCTCTATTCATAGAAAAGGCTGTTGGTATTCTTCTTGCTACAAGAAAGAATCGTGATGCAGATTACTTTGCTTGCAATCTGCTTAATTCAAGAGATAGAATAGAATTTCCAAAGGATGAATATGTTGGAAGTAATGCCGGATGCTATACCAAGAATGGGCATGATATGTTTTTGGTTGCTGGACTATTGGCGCGTGCTATAACCGCTAAAGATGATGTTGGAGCCGGTTACTTGGCTAATGAACTAATGGTTAGATACCGAGAGTTCCTTTGGAAACGTATTGTTTCCATTGCCAGCAATCTTAATTATCAATCCGTAACGAACGAGATTGTCGCATTAAAGAAGGCTGATGATATGCAGCCTACTACTTCTCCAAAATCATCAATCTTTGTAGCTAAAGCTGTTACTGTTCTTCTGAAAGTTGTAAGGTATGGATGTTTTAGTTTCTATGTAAATGATTTCGCTTATCCTATCGTACATCTGAAAGATTACGATAATCGGCACATGACAATACCAGATTACGTGTTTGACTGCCATACTCATAGAGGTAAACAGATGGGGAAAACTAAAAGAGAATTTATCACTGCCGAACAGTCTGCTTTAACTCCTTATAAAGAAGGTGAATATGATAAATGTAGCTGGGATAGATATTTCTATTTGGAAAAGAATGGATTCTACGATAAGAGTAATATCACTCCACGCCCGGATGAAAACCGAATGAAAGAAATAGTAGATGGATGCGTACAGCAGAGTTTATTTGATTAACAAATAATTTAGTAAAAATGAGCAAAAAACGATTTAACGGAAAAGCTATATATAACCCTTCCGGCAAAGCTGGTGAGTATAGTTACTGGGCATGTAATTTCTATACAGGATGTTCTAACGATTGCGATTATTGTTATTGCAAAAAAGGCATTATATCCCACGTTTGGAGTAATGCACCAAAACTAAAGAAATGTTTCAAAGATGAAAGACATGCTATTGAAGTATTTGAGAAGGAACTTATGCAAAACTTGCCGGATTTACAAGAATATGGTTTGTTCTTCACCTTTACAAGTGACCCAATGTTGCCTGAAACAATAGAGCTTACACGCAAGGCAATATCTATTTGCATAGACAATTTTGTTCCTGTGAAAATATTAACCAAGCGTGCTGATTTCCTAAACAAGCTGGATGGCAAATGGTCTGCTATCCATTGGTCTTTATCTACAGTAATGAAGACTTATATTGCTTTCGGCTTTACGCTTACCGGTCATGATGAACTTGAAAAATTCGCTTCTACGAATGCAGAACGCATAGAGACAATGAAAAAGCTACACGAAGCAGGTTTTAAGACTTGGGCAAGCATAGAACCTATTGTTGATTTGAAAGCATCACTATCTTGTATTGAACAAACGCTTGGATTCTGTGACTTATACAAGATAGGACTTATGAGTGGCGGCAAGCTACCAGATAAGGAGGAACTACGCATGTTCGTTGGTAGGGTATGTTACTTAACATCTGCTCACGGAGCAAAAGTTTATTGGAAAGACTGTATAAAAAAACATCTTGGACGTGATATAATAAGCGCAGCAACCGTTGATAGAAATTACAATATATTTAATGGGTAGATTATGGGAAAGAAGGAAAGGCAAGAATTATTCTTGAAACACCTAAAAGAAGGACAAGGCATTATATCATACGCTTGTGATATGACTGGAATCAGTCGAGCTTGCTATTACAAGTGGATTGATAATGACGCTAAGTTTAAAGAAATAGTTGAAGAGATAAATGAAAGTATTATTGACCGTGTTGAATCCAAGCTACTGAATGCCATTAACGATGATGATTTGACAGCGATTATTTTCTACCTCAAAACCAAAGGTAAGAAGCGTGGCTATGTTGAACGTGTCGAGCAGGATGTTAATGTTAATCCTTTCGAGCAATTGATGAAAGAGTTGCCTGACGAACCGGAAGAATAGTAGTGCTATATTGATAATGGATAATCATAAGAAGGCTGTAAATAGAATGAAGCTTTGGAGAGATGATTGGTGCTTGTTCGCTAAGGAGGTACTCAAAGCAAGATTGGATGAAGAACAGAAGGCTATACTTAGGTCTGTTCAGTTCAATCCTATGACTGCAGTAGCCTCAGGAACAGCACGTGGTAAGGACTATATTTCAGCTGTAGCTTGTCTGTGCTTCTTCTATTTAACCCCTCGTTTTGATAAAGCCGGACGACTTATTAAGAATACCAAAGTCGCCATGACTGCACCGACCGGTCGCCAAGTTGGTAATATCATGGTTCCAGAAGTTCGCAGGCTTCTTCGTAACGCAGGATGTTTACCCGGCCGACTTGTCGGGAATGACATCCGTACCAATTATGAAGAATATTTCCTAACCGGCTTCAAAGCTGACGACAGAGCAACCGAAGCATGGTCTGGTTTCCATGCCGTAAACACAATGTTTGCCGTAACAGAAGCGTCTGGTGTTTCTGAAATTATCTATAACGCTATTGAAGGTAACTTGCAAGGTAACTCTCGTCTGCTTATCGTATTCAATCCCAATATTACAACCGGGTATGCCGCTAAAGCAATGAAATCTGACCGTTTCGCTAAATTCCGATTGAACTCTCTCAACGCAGAAAATGTAGTAAAGAAAAAAGTTGTTATTCCCGGTCAAGTGGATTATGAATGGGTAAAAGACAAGGTTGATAACTGGTGTACGCCAATCAAAAAGGAGGATTTTAATGAAGGAGAAGGTGATTTCACATTTGAGATTGAGGAAAATGGAGTATTCGTGAAGCGACTATTTCGCCCCAATGACCTATTCCGCGTAAAGGTTCTCGGAATGTTTCCTAAAGTTTCCGAAGATGTTCTTATTCCGTATGAATGGATTGAGATAGCTAATGAAAATTGGAGGCGTTTGCAAGAAGAAGACTTTTCACCTAAAAAAAGTTGCAAGCTTGGTGTCGATGTTGCCGGTATGGGGCGTGATGATAGTGTACTCTGCCCTCGATATGGAAACTATGTTCCAAATTTTGAAGCGCACCAATCCGCAGGTACAGCCGACCACATGCACGTTGCAGGAATGACTACCAAGTATCTTGACAAAAAAAGCACTAAAGCATTCATAGATACTATTGGTGAAGGCGCAGGTGTATTCTCTCGTTTGCAGGAACTTGGGTATAATAATGCTTTTTCTTGCAAGTTTTCGGAAAGTGCACATGGCTTGCATGACATAACAGGCGAATATACCTTTGCCAACATGAGAGCCTATTTGTTTTGGGCTGTACGCGATTGGTTAAATCCCAAGAATGGTTTTGGGGCTGCTCTCCCACCCTGTGATAAGCTGATGGAAGAGGCTACCGAAACACACTGGAAATTTATGAGTAATGGCAATATCATCATAGAACCAAAAGAAGAAATTAAGAAGCGTATCAAACGTTCTCCAGACTGGTTCGATGCGCTCGCAAATACTTTCTATCCGTGGGATTATTTGGCTGTAAGCGATGAAGAGATTATGAGAAATATGTTATAAATTTGTAGGATTATAAAATAAGAAAAATGAAACAACAAGATTTAAACCGTATTGCAATATTCTTAGGTCAGAAGTTGCCCATTCCATCACAAGAACATATTGCTGATACTATCAAGAAGATAGAAGCGAGATTGCAGGAAAAGAAGATTAACAAGTTCGTGAATGCTTCTGTAAAGGAAGGATATGCTAAAGCATTGGAAATACTCAAAGGCAACGATGTTACTTTTGATAGATATGATGAATTAAAAACCATGCAGTCCAAATCTATTGCTGCCATTGCTGTGGATTATCTGAAAGGAGAATGCGCGCAGGAGGTTTTGTGTAATATTCCACTTAAATAGCAATAATTTATTTGTTTTTCAAATAAATACTTATCTTTGCATTAAGTATATTACACGGTATGAAGCTATGCCGTACAACTGAATAACAATGGACGAAATCACCGCTATTCTTGATAGTTCAAGACCTGTCACTGATGTTATCAGTGATTTAAAGAATAAGTCTGTAGATGTTCCCGAATGGAGCAAACTACTAAAAGATTATGAGCCTACCAAGCATAAGATTGTAGATGATAAAGAAACCCGAAAAGATAAGGTTCGTTCTGACGGAACAATTGAAAGGGCTTCACGCATCTACATTGGACTTGAAAAACTTCTCACCAAGCGTACAACCGAATTTGCGTTTGCTATCCCCGTAAGACGTGTGTATCATAATACAGATGATAATGAAAAACGCCAGCAGATAGCCAAAGCCATTGAAGCCATTTATAAGTATGCCCGGATTGATTCTGAAAACATTAAACGCGGCAACGCTTATTTTGCCTCTTGTGAAATATTCACTATCTGGTATGCAGTTGAAAAGCCTAACAGTCTATACGGATTCAAAAGTAAGTACAAGCTGAAATGCAAGACTTATTCACCAATGGATGGGGTGAAGTTATATCCTCTGTTTGATGAAATGGATGATATGCTTGCAATGTCCTTTGAATACAAAAAGAAAATCAAAGATAAAGAAGTAACGTTCTTTGAAACCTACACTTCCGATAAACACTTCAAATGGAAACAGCAAGATGGCGACTGGGAATCTATTATCGAACCGGAAAAAATCACTCTTTTTCTTGGGAAGATACCCGGTGCTTATGCTTACCGTCATGAACCTATATATCATGGGCTATCGCATATCCGTGAAGAAGTTGAATACACCCTGTCTCGCAACTCTGATGTTATTGCTTATAACTCTGCACCTGTACTTAAAGTAACAGGTGAATTGGTTGGCGATGAAGATAAAGGAGAATCTCGTAGATTATTTCGCTTAAAGAATGGAGGTGATGTTTCTTATGTTTCATGGTCGCAAGCCATAGAAGCCTTAAAGTATCATGTGGAAACTCTGCTTAAACTATTCTTTATGCAAGGGCAGATGCCTGACCTTTCATTTGAGAACATGAAAGCTCTTGGCAACATCGGCTTTGATGCAAGGCAGATGATGCTGTCTGATGCCCATTTGAAGATTGGTGATGAATCTGGCGCATGGATTGAGTTCTTTGAGCGTGAATGTAGTGTGATAAAAGAGTTCTTGAAATTCATGAATACCGATTGGAAAGATGAAATTGATAATGTTGAAGTTGAGCATGTCATAACTCCATTCATTCAGAATGATGAAACTGCTATGACTGATAGGCTTATCAAACAGAATGGTGGTAAGGCCATTAAGAGCCAGCTTGAAACGATTAAAGAAGCTGGTGCCAAAGATGCGGAAGCAACTCTTAAACAGATACAAAAAGAAGAACAAGCATCGCGGCAAGCTAGAATGAATAGCTTGTTTGAAGGTGCTGAATAACCATATAATAAATTGTAATAATGGAAAAGTATAGAAAGAAACCAGTAGTAATCGAAGCTATTCAGCTCAAGGTTGACAATTTTGATGCTGTGTGCGATTTTATGGGAGGAACCCCGGTGCCGAAGCATAATCCAAACTTCGGTGTGGACGAGCATGGTAACACTAATGAGCCTTATCTTGGTGTGTATATTGAAACGCTTGAAGGGAAAATGCTCGCAAGCTATGGTGACTACATCATCAAAGGAGTAAATGGCGAGTTCTATCCATGCAAACCGGACATCTTCGAGAAAACGTATGAACAAGCTGATTCATCCGCTTCTATGGACTTCGGTGATGCAATTGAAGTTTTGAAGCAAGGTGGAGCTATTCGCAGAAAAGGATGGAACGGCAAAGGGATGTTTGTAATCAAGCAAGTTCCAGCTCATATTGAAAGTGACATTATTCCTAAAATGCAATCTCTTCCTCAATCGGCGAAAGACCTTATTTTGGGAAGCAAAGGCTTTGTAGATTATACAAGCCAGTGTCTTATCTATAACGAGAATACCGGACGTGCCGATTCCTGGGTTCCGTCTATCAGTGATGTGTTTGCCGAAGATTGGGAAATTGTACAATAGGTAGCATGATATTTGGAATCACTTTCATAAAGAAAAAAGAGCTTAGCCGACTTACAACAGAATGCAGTAAGTTGGCTATTGCCAATGTTGAGCTATCTAAAGAGAATGTTATGCAGTCAAAATCAATATTGCAGTTATCCTCACAGCTTCGCGTACTCCAAGCTAAATTAGATTTGGAGGAAAGCATTAATGATGAGTTGCAAAAGAAACTCAACCAGCGTTTTCCTTATAAATCGTACAACAAGAAACTCAAAAGGTAATCATCATGAAAACAAGAATATCAAACTGGCTTATAAGATTAGCTGAAAAACTAAATCCGCATGACCGGGCAAGCAGCATTGAGCTAATTGATAACTATGAAGCAAAGAAGTTAGGTATCTGCCTTGGTCGTACAAAGAAAGAAATCAAGGACTACCGTAAGAAAATGAAACATGATGAAGGTTGGTCTAATCGTAAGGCTGACGAAATGCTCATCAAGGAGGTTAAGGGAGAAGTGCGTCAATCCATTATCAACTCTATCAACCAAAGAGGGCTGATTGAGTATTCCGTTGAGAAAGTTGGAGATGAACTTCATGTGACTGGTGAAATCAAAGTTTACATTAAGAAAGAATAGCATGAAAGTTCCAATAGATGACATGAGCTTTAATGAGAGTGAATATCGTAGAGGTGATAAGATTTGGAATGCCCAAACGCTCTACGATTTCGCTAAGGCAAAGGAATACCCTGTGCTTGATATGCCATTGTGGAATATAGATTTAACTACTGAACCGTTTGAATGCAATCAACTTCACAGCTTTATCTTTCAATGTAAACGTGTGCGTGACTGTTCTCTCGATTATCCTATCATATTGGATGAAGTTGGGCAAATTGCCGATGGCTACCATCGCTTATGCAAAGCTATATTAGAAGGAAAAGAAACCATTAAGGCTATCCGGTTACTGGAAATGCCTGCACCTGATAGAATTGAAGAATAATGGCAAATAAAGTTATTCCTCAATCCAAGTACCATTGCCGAGATTGCAAGCATTCGTATGATTGGCATGAGAAAGATTGGAAAGGTGATTTGTTCATGTGCCGTTGTAAGTTTTCTCAATGGAGTAAGTTTTTGAATCGTGATATATGTGATAAGTTTGAGAAGAAATAGCTCATGGCAAAGCCTAAGATTCCAAATCAAAAGAAGAAGTACCAAGAACTCAACAACCGGCTAAATAGATATGTCTCCCTTGTTGAGCAGATATACGACGCTCTTAATTTGGAGGCTGCCAAAATCGTTTCACGTACCGATTATTCCGCAGACAGCAATAAACCGTTTCAATGGTCTGATTATCCTCAAACAAAGAAACAGATAGCGGATATCCAATCGCAATTTGTAAATGACATTCATACTGTTATCTATCATGGTACTTCTGATGAATGGAAGAATAGTAATGAGGTGCAGGATTTGATGGCTGATAAGGTTTTGAAAGCCTATACTGCTACTGTGGATAAGCAGAAGTACAAGGTTTTCTATCAAACAAACTCCGATGCACTGAAAGCGTTTCAGAACCGCAAAGACAAGGGGTTCAATGTGTCTGCCAAACTTTGGCAACAATCTACTATTTACAAGGAAGAACTGGAAGCTGCTATCTCTTGCGCTATTCAGAAAGGCACCAGTGCTGTTACGTTGAGCAAGCAAATCTCTAAATATCTGCTCGATTTTCCATCGTTACAAAAGGACTACAAAGAGAAGTACGGAAGTGCCGAGCATTTGAAAGATTGCGAATACCGTTCTATTCGGTTGGCACGGTCTGAAATAAGTATGGCTTATCAAAGTGCAGAAAACGAACGTTGGAAGCAGATGGATTTCGTTGTAGGCTATGAAATTAAACTTAGCGGAAGACACCCGGCTCATGATGTTTGTGATGACCTTGCAGGAAAATATCCAAAAGATTTTGTTTGGACTGGTTGGCATCCAAATGATTTGTGCTATAAAATTCCTATCCTCAAAACAGAGGATGAATTTTGGGCGTGGGATGGACGTAGCGAGGCGACTACTGAAAGCGTTAATGAGATAAAGGATGTGCCGGACAATTTCAAGAAGTGGGTTCTTGATAATCAGCAACGAATTGAAGATGCAAAGAAACGAGGTACCCTTCCGTACTTCTTGAAAGATAACCAATCTTACCTAAAAGAAGATAAAAGCGAATATATTGAAGCTATTTCCAAATACACAGGTTCATACTATCCAAGAATTAACCAATATTTAAGAGGTCAAAGAAAGCAACTTGATAATGACACGCTTTCTGTTATTGACGGTATTAGTAAATACATCAATCTCTCTGACAAGTATATTGGTACAAGCTATCGTGGCATTACTGCTGATAGAATAATGTTTGACAAGTTGAAAACTTTAAAGAAAGGTAATGACTACATAGAGAATGGATTTATGTCAACATCTGCAAATAAGCTCGTAGCAGAAGATTTTGCCGATGGAACAGAGTACAAAATCATCTTTGAAATCAAAGGAAAGAATGGCGTAGATATTTCATCTATATCTGATATGCAGGAAGAAAAAGAGATACTATTCGACAAATCATCTAAGTTTAAGATTACGAAAGTTAAGGTTGTTGATAAAAAAATATTCGGCAATCTGTATATCTACATGGAAGAAATATAAGATTCCATATTTCGCTAAATCAAATATTTTTCTTACCTTTATACATAAATAATACCGCTATGATTGGAGCAATAATAGGTGATATTGTAGGCTCACGTTTTGAGTTTGATAATATCAAAATTAAAGATTTTGAATTGTTTACGAAAGATTGCAGCTTTACAGATGATACCATTTGTACAATCGCAATCGCTGATGCTATATACCGAAAGATAGATTATAAGGACGCACTTCTTGAATGGTGTAGGAAATATCCAAATCCGAAGGGTTCTTATGGCGTATCATTTGAAAGGTGGTGGAGAAACAATAACCCACAACCATATAACAGCTATGGTAATGGCTCTGCTATGCGTGTTAGCCAAATAGGATTCTACTATAATTCGCTGGACAAAGTTCTTGAAGAGGCAGAAAAAAGTGCAAAAGTTACTCATAACCATATTGATGGCATCAAAGGGGCACAAGCCATTGCTGGTTCAATATTCCTATTACGCACCGGAAATACTAAAGATGATGTGAAAAAATGGTTGGAATCTACATTTGGATATGATTTATCACAAACTATTGCTTTCATTCGTTCATGCAATAAGTTTGATGAAAGTTGCCAAGTTACCGTACCACAAGCGATAATCTGCTTTCTTGAAAGTAATGGATTTGAAGATGCCATCCGAAATGCAGTGTCAATAGGTGGAGATAGCGACACCATTGCTTGTATTGCCGGAGGATTGGCAGAGGCACTCTATGGGGTCCCAGATAATATTTTTGATAAAGCATATACATATCTCGATAAAGAGATGAAGCGCGTTCTCAAAAAGGCATTGAGGACAAAATTTTTAAACCGAGTAATAGAAACATCTTAGTTATGAATAATGAGTTATTAACAAAAGCGTTGCAAATCGCTACCAAAGCTCATGAAGGGCAAACAGATAAAGCTGGAGCACCTTATATTTTCCACCCTATACGTGTATCAAATAGATGCTTCACCAATGACGAGCGTATTGTAGCATTATTACATGATACGATAGAAGATACTTACGTTACCTCAGATTATTTGTTATCAGAAGGATTTCCTCGCAACATAGTAGATGCCATACTTTCGGTCACTCGCAATGAGGATGAAAGCTATGAAGATTTCATTAAGCGTTCCCGTCTTAATCCTATAGGTAGGCAGGTTAAGCTTCATGATTTAGAGGACAACATTGATATAACACGCTTAAACGAACTTACAGAAAAAGATGTTCACAGATTAAATAAGTATCTAAAAGCGTACAAATACCTAAAAGAGTAACCGCTGATGTACAATTACATTCAGTTTCACGGCACGGAGTATAAGATTACTTTCGTGTCGTGCGTGTTTTAAATTACTGCCCTTATAAAATTCTTATTTTCAAATTAGTTGCTTTTTTACCTGTTAAACCTTGTTTAGCTCATTGTTAATCAGATATATAAATTGTATATTTTACTAATAATCAGTACATTAGCTATATAAAAGAAAAACAAAGTATAACTTAAAAATAGGAGATATAGCAATGAAACGGGTATATAGCAAAGACATAAAAGCAATGAAGTTAACAGAAAAAGAAATGTGGTGGGCAAAAGATACTTTTGACGACATTAACAAAAATGGTGTTGATAATAGTCTTAGATATTATCTACGCACAGACCATTATGATATAAGAGATAAAACTTCTATGCTCAAGAAAGCACTCAAATACTTTGCTAAAAAGTATCTTAAAGAGATAGGAGCATACGGCCAATGTTCGTTCTGGGAAATGAGTTGTTATGTAGCCGATATACTTTGCGTTTCTGCATGTGAGTTGCAACGTTGGTATCGCGGAATGAGTTTTGATGATAAATCAATATATATTGCAGAAACCTTCGGTCTTGATACTTTTGGAATTTATGAAAAAAGATAATACATCCAGTAATATAAGTTTAACCAGCTGGGCGAAAGCCCTGCTACAATATATAGAGCAATGGTAAAGAAAGCAGTCGAATATAAGCTATCCGCAAATAAATGCGAGTTCGAGCAAAAGAAAATAATGTCTTCAAGCGATGTTTATGATTACGCCAAACAGTTTTACTTCGATGATTTACTTATATATGAAAGCTCATTTATTATACTGACAAATAGAGCAAATAGTGTTCTTGGTTACGCAAAAATATCTCAAGGTGGAGTTGCTGGCGCATTTGTTGATGTGAAAATAGTAGCAAAATATGCAATAGAAAGCCTCTGCGAAGGCGTGTTTTTTATTCACAATCATCCGTCAGGAAATGTGAAACCATCCATAGAGGATAGGAAAATCACTGACAAACTAAAGAAAGCTCTTTCTCTTTTTGCGATGAAGGTTTATTATAGTTTTGATAATGAGATAAAATATATTTCAATTTATTTGTTTTTCAAATAAAATTAGTATATTTGCATCCAAAGCGTATGAAGATGTACGCCACGGAACTTGTCGTAAAAACTCATTGCTCAGAATGTTTTTAAGTTCTACGGAATAGTCTGCTGGCATACGTTGCTACGCAGACTATTTCTTTTTTAACAACTTAAAATTCATTTAGTAATGGACAGAAAACAACAAGTTTTGTTGAAATTGAAACCGAAAATGAAGGCGTTCGGGTTCAATAAAAAGGAGCTGATGAGTGTCGCTGCTCGTATTGCCGACAATCTAACCTCCGCAGATGATGCCTCCGATGAGGATGTAAATGCAGAAATTGATACTCAGATTGATGCAGTTCTCCCTTACCTACAAGTCGGCCAGTCTTTTGCCAATCGAGTAATTGAAGAGAATCGCAAAAAGAATGACGATGACGATGAAGTCGGTGACGACGATGAACCATCGAATACTACCAATCGCCAGCCGGGTTCAAACAAGAAAAATCCAAAAGACAAAGGAAAGAGCGACGAGGAGCCTGCATGGTTTAAAGCGTACCGCGAACAACAAGATGCTCGTTTTGCTGCTATTGAAGGAGAAAAAACGACCACCACTCGCAAGGCAAAACTTGAAGCAGTATTGAAAGATTCAGGCACATTCGGAACTCGCACATTGAAAAGCTTCTCAAAAATGAGCTTTGAAAATGACGATGAGTTTGAAGAATTTCTTTCCGAAGTTGAAGAGGATTTAAAAACTTACAACCAAGAACGCGCAGATGCCGGACTTTCCACAATGGGAACACCGCCAGCCGCCGGAGGAGGTAAGCCGAAAGAAGATGAGCCATTCAGCGACAACGAGATTGATGCTATGGCTGATATTTTGTAACAATTAAAATCAAATTAAAAATGGGTGTAGTAGATGTAGGTACCATTGAATCTTTTGGATTCGGAAATGATCCTATTGTTATCCGCAGGTATATTGCAGGGTATCAAGGTGGAAGAGTACTCGATGTGTCTGATTTCACAGAAGAGTTTATTCGTTGTGGGCATATCATTATCCGCGATAATGATAAAGAAGTAGAAAAGCCTCTTGGCATAAGTGAAGGTAAGTATGTTAGCCTTCCGGCTAATTGTGAATATGTAGGTGTAGCAACATCTACCAAGTCTAAGGATGAGCCGTTTGTAGGCATTATGTATAGTGGAGAGGTTAACGACATTGCAAGTCCTTATCCGATTGACGATGTTTTGAAAGCTGCTTTGAAAACAGCCATCCCCACTTTGGTATTCAAACATGACTAAGAAAGGAGGACTAATTTATGAATGAATCATTATTCCAGAGATACGTTGCTAAGTTTTTCCCGAAACTTCAACGTTTGATTGAGAAGGTAAATGGTAAGAGAAATAAGAAACTTACCTATCTCCACAAAGGAGAGGGAGCTATGTTGCGCACCGAGTATTCTCCAGATAACAAATGGGAAAGCACAAGCGTAAACACTACCTATGTAGCTGCTGACTTTGTGGCAGTAGATTCCGAATTGCCTATCAAGACACGTGACAGCATTGCATCTGCCAACGGTAAACTTCCAAAAATTGGTATGTCTAAGATTCTTAAGGAATCCGACATTAACAATATCAATGTTATGGAAGCACAAGGTGGTAATGCAAAAACCATTGCAGGCAAACTTGCTAATGACGCCGTAGCTTGTTCTGTTGGTATTGACGAAAGAAACGAGTACAACTTCTTGTTTGCTCTTTCAAATGGATATGTAGCTATCAAGGATGAAGATAATCCTAACGCATTGATGAGACTTAACTTCAACTACTTCAAAGAAAACACTTTTGGCGCAACCGTGAAAGACGAGATTTCATTATCGGACATCAAACGTGTTATTAAAAAAGCAGATGACGATGGTAATACTATCACCGAAATCTGTATAGCAAAATCCACTTATGACAAGCTGCGCCAAACTCAAGAAGCTAAAGAACTTGTCGCTAACTACAACGGACAGGCGTTCACTAAAGATACCGTCCTTCCTGTTCCCTCAGGTACTAAGTTTAACGAGGCATTTGCAGATGATAATAATGGAATTACCTTTAAAATCATTGACCGCTCTGTTATTATCGAAGAAAACGGGAAAAAGAATCCTAAGAAACCTTGGAACGCCAATCGTCTTATTTTCATTTGTAATGACGTTGTTGGTACATTGGTATATGGTCGTCTTGCCGAGCAGACCAATCCTGTTAAAAACGTATTGTACAATCTTGTAGATACTTTCAAACTGATTTCCAAGTATTCGCTTGTCAATCCATTACGTGAAATCACCGCAGGCCAGGCATTTGTCGCTCCAATTATTGAAGATGTAGACCAAATCTATGTTCTCGATATTTCAGAAGCGCAGGAAGTAAATACCACAGAGGAAGAAAAAGATACTACCGATGTGAAAATTACTGTCTGGGGAACTACTTACAAGAAGCCTGAGTTCATTGCTGCTTTGAAAACTATCACAGGTGACCGTGTTGCTGCCAACATCAGTGATGCCAAGCTGATAGAAAAAGTCAATGCTTTGAATGATGAGCAGGAGGCTGCATTGAAAGCCGCTGTTGAGCCCCATAAAGCAACTGCGTAACCTATGAAGACAATCCTACAAGCACTGAAAGATGAAGTCCACTACAAATTGAGTAGTGGCTTCTTTGAGAATCGCCTTCTTGAAAGAGAGCTTAATGGTAATGATGAATGCACCATTGAAATCTTTAAAAGCAAGCCTTTTAAAGGTGCTGTAGCTGATTGTCTGCGAAGTCTTGTTCAAGCTCAAAACTATACAGAAGGAGATGTTTCTATGAGTTTGTCCGATAAGAAGGTTGAGGAAGCAAGAAACCTTGCTAATTCAATCTATCGCTCTATTGGAGAATTTGATAAATGCTTTGGTGAGCCAACTGTTTACGTAGGAGGATAATTATGATACTTGACGATAGACCTCACAAACTTCAATACCTTGTGACTACTCCCGGATATGAAGACGATAATGGAGATTACCACGAAGGCGAAAGTCATTACGAAGGTGATATTCCGTGCCGCCATGTACCCAATGGAAAAGCAGAGGAAAGAGAGTTTGAAGATGGTGTTGTCAGAACGTATTCAGCCATTGTTCGTCTTAATGCAGATTGCAGAGAGTTCGCTATTGATGACAAAGTTAAACTATTTCTTCTTGGAGGTATTGAGCGTGAATATAAAGTGAAAGGATTTAGTAGGTATCAAACATACTGTAAATTATGGGTATAAATAAGTCTAATTCTAAAAGAATAAAAGTACGTCAATTTTCTAAAGAAGGAAAATTGATTAACGATTATGAAAGTATGGCTTTGGCTGAACGGTCTCTTGGATTTCCCAAAAATTCACTTTCAAGTTATTTTAGCAGGCATGGCAATACACTTCATGGTTTCAAATGGAAGAAAATTATGGGTATAAGAATGACTACGCCGATGAGCGAAATCAATGCTGCTATCAAAGCAGAAACTGAACGTGCCAATATGCTTACCATACGTGCGCTTTCTTATCTTGGGGAGATGTGCGTTATTGAGGCAAAGGACAGACCGCAAGAAGCAAGTTGGTTTGACCAATCAGGCAACTTGCGTAGCTCCATTGGCTATGTAATCGTTCATAATGGTAAAATCATCAAGTATTCAGAGTTTAACCAAGTGAAACAAGGTACTGATGGAATAAAGGAAGGCAAAGAACTTGCTACGGAACTCGCTAAACAATATAAGAGTGGTTATGCACTTATTGTGGTTGCTGGAATGAACTATGCCGAACTTGTAGAAGCTATGGAAAACAAGAATGTGCTCGCTTCTGCTGAATTGTTTGCAAGGAAAGAACTTCCCAACATGATGAAAAAGCTTAAAGTGCAAATCAGTAGTGACGAACTCAACTTGTGGGGATTATCAATATGATGAAGTCAGACATTGAAATCAAGGATGATATTTACAAATTCATCAAAGGATCTGCTCTTGAAAAGGCTGTTACCGGGAAGCTGAAGAAAACAAGACGCCCCGCCAACTCCGATTTGGAAGACATCGTTATTTCGATTCTCGATAATGAAGCAGGTCAAATGCAGAAAGCTTTTGTGAATGTGAATATCTATGTCCCGGATGATATGCGCGATGGACAGGCAGAAGAGAAATCAATCCGCTTGCGTGAGTTATGTAAGATTGCCTATAACCTTCTCAAAGTAGGGCGTGGAAAAAGTTACCGTTTCACGTTGGATAAACAAAGGGTATTTGAAGTGAACGGTAAAAACGAACACTTCATCAATAATAAGTTATTGTATAAACAAGTAAATGAATAAAGATTATGGAACTATCATGGGGAAAGCCCACTATTAAGATTGGTAAGTTAGGAGCGAATGGTGAAGCTCCTACAACTTGGATTGATATTCCTACTCCGGTAGAGAACTCTACAAAGTTGACACCTACAAAAGGCACAAAAAGAGAAGCCAAGATTGAAGGAGGAGAGAATGAGGCAGTTAAGTATGCTGCCAATACATACGTCTTTGAATTTGAAATTCGTGCTGGTAAAGGACGCACAAAGCCGGTTGAAGATGTTGATGGTGTTATTGCAGGAGAATATGCCGTTAAGCTTCAGCCCGAAGATCCTACGGTTGAAGGCATCGTCATCGACCGCTCCACGATGTCTGAGGAAGAAACATTCGATACCGAAAACGGTAAGAAGTGGAAATACACCTTTGATGTCTTGAAGCCAAATACTGGAAATCAGGTAAAACATGAAGTTGTAAATTTTAGTGGTGCTGGCAGCCTTAAAGTAGTCATCTCTGGTGATGGTGGTGCTGGCATGTGGAAGCTATCCACTGAAACCGATTGGCACAAAAGCGGAGTGCAAATTTTCTCAACTAAGGGAAGTGCAACCATTCAGTACAAGGATGTAACTGGTAAGACCAAGCCAACGCAAACCTCTGCCACTGTCAAAGAAGGCGAGATTGTTGAAGTGGCAGCTTTGTACACCGCCCCTGCTTAATGGGTATAAAAATGACAAGCGGAATTAGACGCCCTTTGCTGGTAGGGGGATAAACCAGCCTTATGCGGGATTAGTGTAGTGATAGCACGCATACTTACCAAGTATGAATCAATGGTTTGAATCCATTATTCCGCTCTAATTAAATTATTCGTCATGGAAGACATGGATTTATTAGAAATGGATATCGTTGACACCATCATTGAAAGACCATATGGCTTTCATGTTGGTGATCGGCATTTCTACATATATCATCCGACATTAGGCAAAACATATCTTCTTTTAAGGCTTTTCAAAGAATTGGGTATAAACGATGAGATAATTTCTGCTAACCCATATATGGAAGCATTAAGGTTATGTGAGTCGAAACGGGATATTGTTTGCCGGATATTAGCTTATAGTACATATTGCTCGAAGGACGATATTCTTGATAACCTCAAGATTGATAATAGGGCTTCTCTGTTTAATGAATGGCTTGATAGTGAAGAGCTTGCTACATTATTTATCGTGATTCTTTCATTTGGCAGCATAGAATCTTATATCCATCATTTAGGTATTGACAAAGATATTGATTTGAAGAATAAAATATCTGAACTTAGAAATAATAGCGGGTTTATTTCATTGGGCGGACATAGCGAGTATGGACTGTTGATAGACCCTGTATGTGAACGCTATGGATGGAGTAAAGATTATGTGTTATGGGGTATTAGTTATTCTAATTTGAAAATGCTGTTGGCTGATAAGATAGAATCCATCTCTTTGAGTAAAGAAGAGATGAGGCGGCTGCATATATTCGACAATAAGAATTACATCAATGCTGATGATCCGAAAAACAAAGAGATTATAAGAGAACTTTTGAATGATTAAATAGCCATTTAAAAAGCGTATGAGGCTGTACGCTACAACACTATAACGAAAATACTATGGCTGGATTACATTTCGACATAACCGGTGATAACTCCAATCTCCTACGCAAGCTTGAAGAGGCACGTAATGGAGTCGCTACAACCTCAAAGAAGATAGAGGAGAGCGGTATGAGCATCGAACAGCTGTATGGTAGAATGACCAGTGCTGCCGCTGGTTTCGGTGTGGCTCTGTCCGCGAAGGAAATAGTTTCAAATGTTGTTCGTGTCCGTGGTGAGTTCCAGCAATTGGAAGTAGCTTTCAATACTATGCTTGGCAGTGAAGAGAAAGCAAGTTCCTTGATGTCTCAACTTGTTAATACCGCAGCCAAAACGCCGTTTGACCTTCAAGGTGTCGCCAATGGAGCCAAGCAGCTGCTCGCCTACGGTACTGCCGCAGAAGATGTAAACGACACGCTTGTAAGATTAGGTGACATCGCCGCCGGGCTTTCCATTCCCTTGAATGACCTTGTCTGGCTTTATGGAACTACTATGACGCAAGGCCGTCTGTTTACTCAAGACTTGCGGCAGTTTCAAGGCAGAGGTATTCCTTTGGCAGATGAACTGGCCAAGCAGTTTGGGGTTGCAAAAGATAAAGTCGGCGAGCTTGTCACCGCTGGTAAGGTTGGTTTCCCTGAGGTACAAAAAGCTATCGAAGCCATGACCAATGATGGAGGAAAGTTCGGTGGGCTTATGGAAGCACAATCAAAAACCATTACCGGGCAGATATCCAATATAGAGGACGCTATCGATACAATGTATAACAACATTGGTAAATCATCGGAAGGATTCATCAATGATGCCTTGTCCGGTGCTTCTTATTTGGTTGAGAACTATGAGGAAATAGGAAGGATCGTATTGGAATTAGTCGGTACTTATGGGGCTTATAAGGCTGTTCTTATCACCATTACCGCATTGCAAAGGGTTAATTCGGCTGTTGTAGCCCAAGCTGCCGTGGAACAACAGTTTGCGGCTCTTGCTGGACATAAATTGTCTGACGCACAAGCTTTAGCCGCCGCAAAAACGAAATTATTGACGATCGCCCAGCAGGGTTTAGTCAAATCGTTAAAGGCTGCTGGTGCTGCGTTGGTTGCCAACCCGTATATTATCGCAGCTGCCGCAATCGCTGGAATGTCATTGGCTATTTACAAGGTAGTCACAGCTGAGACGGCTATGGAAAAAGCCAATAACCGACTGAATGACGCTATCAAGGAGTCGAATAAGGCCGCCTTGTCTGATCAACGTGAATTGGCAAAGCTGAAAGGCGAATTGTCTGCTACCACGAAAGGGACGAAAGAGTATAATAGGATAAGAGACGTGATTGTCTCAAAATACGGGCAGTATGACAAGAACCTGAAAGACGAGATCGACAAGGTCGGTCTGCTGGATGAGACATACCAAAACTTGACCAAATCCATCCAACGGTCATTCGATGCTCGACAATATGAAAAATTCAAGCAGGAACAAAGCACAGCCCTTGACGATGTAATGTCTGACAATCTAAACGAGATGTACGATAAGCTGGTCGGGAAATGGGGTGATGAACTCGGTGCAAAGCATTATACTGAAATCAAGAATGCTTTGATGGTCGGTGAAGAAATACCAAGTCATTTGAATAATGTCGTTAGTAATATGTATGGCATTTGGGCTCAATCTTTACATGGCTATATAAATAATATCCGTGAAGCACAGAAAGCTACAGAGGAAGCAGACAAGAAAGCACGTGTGAAATTTGGTATTGAAGACGGATCCGGTAATAGTGAAGATGAAGGGAAGAAGAATGGAACCCAAAAAGAGTTATCTTCCATATCTGAAGAAATAAAAGCAGTTACCGAGAAAATAGTTACTCTCAAGCAAGAACTATCCGATCTGCGATCAGGGAAGACAACCGCTGAAGCCGGTAAGACCGTCCAAGATACCATCGAAGAAAAAACGAAAGAGTTGAAGGCTGCCGAAGATGCCATGTCTACACTTACCGGGAAAGATAAAGCATCTGATAAAAAAATGGAGGATGAGCAGAAAAAACAACTCGAAAAGCAAAAGGCGATCTATAAAGAATTGCTCGACCTCCGTCTCCAGAACCAGCAATCCGAGATCAACCAAATGAAGGATGGTTCAGAAAAGAAGATAGCCCAGATAAATCTTGACTACGATAAGGAAATAACTGCCATACTCGCTAAAGAACAGGAATGGAAGGAGGCACAAGGCGGAAAGTTGACACAAGAACAGGTAGTTGAGATTCGAATGGCAAAAGTCAATGCCGGGGCCAAATTAGGAAATGCGACATCTGATGTTACCCATGAGCAGATTGAAGCAGAAGAACGCGCCATGAACGAATACCTGAAAGAATATGGTTCATATTTGGAAAAGCGTCAGGCTATCACGGAACTTTATAATGAGAAGATAGCAAAGGCTACTACGGAAGGAGAACGGCTTTCCCTTGCAGAAGGTATGAAGAAGGAACTGGCAGACGTGGATAATGAAGCCCAAAAGAGCACCTCCATCATCACCCGGCTGTTTGATGATATGAGTAAAAAGAATATCTCCTCTATTCGTGCCATTGCGGATGAAGCGGAAAAATTCTTGTCTTTTCTTGAAAGAGGGGAATATTCATCTGATAATTCATTCGGTATTACCAAAGAACAGTTTGATGTGCTTCGCAAGTCACCGGATCAGTTGAAGGCCATCAAAGATGAAATAGCCAACGTCCGCCGTGAAGCCGACCAAATGGAAACCTCTTTTAATAAAGTATCAAATGGCCTGAAAAAAGTATTTGCCTCAGAAAGTGATGCCAGGAAGTTAAAAGAAGGTTTGGCTGAGATAGAGGAGGGCATGAATGAGATCATGCAGGCCGGGCAATTCCTTTCTGATACGTTTTCGAAGTTCGGAGATTCGTTCGGTGGTGTATTCGGTGGGATAGCTGAAGGTTTCAGCGTGGCTATGGACACTGTAAGTTCTGCAATGAACGGTGCTAAAGCCGGTTCCATGTTCGGACCGATCGGTGCGTCTGCCGGTGCTGCCATTGGCGTAGTTACCTCTTTGGCTGGTGCCATCGCCAAGATCCATGACAAGAAGAACGAGAAACGTATCCAGCGGCTGCAGGATCAGATCGACACATTGGATAAATCCTACGGTAAGTTGGAAAAGTCAATCGAGAAGGCCTATTCAAAGGATGCTTCCAAAATGATCGAGCAGAACAACAAGCTACTGGAGCAACAGAAAGTTCTAATCCAGCAACAGATCAGAGAGGAACAGAAAAAGAAAAAAACTGATGACAGCCGTATCAAGGAGTGGCAGGAACAAATCGAGGAAATCAACGACGTCATAGCGGACAACAAGGAGAAGGCCGTGGACGCTATCTTCGGTGAAGACCTGAAATCCGCCATTGACAACTTCGCTAACGCACAAGCCGAAGCATGGGCTTCCGGTGAAGACCGGGCAGAATCGGCAAAGGATACTGTCAAAAAGATGATGCGCCAAATGGTTACAGAATCCATCAAGGCTGCAACGGAATCTTCCGGTGCAATGGAAAAGATCCGTGACAAGCTGAAGGAGTTCTATGCTGACAATGTCCTTTCCGGTTGGGAACAGGATTATATCTATAACATGGCGGAAGAACTGCAAAAGGAGATTGACAGGCAGTTCGGTTGGGCTGATAGCTTGATGAAAGATAAGGTGGAAGAGCCGGAGAAAGAAGAAGTTTCTGAAAATTCCCTGAAAGGCGCGTATGCCAAAGCCTCCCAAGAAAGCATCGACCTATTGGCCGGTCAGACCGGGGCCGTCCGTGTCCTGTTGGAAGATATCCGTGGCGGTATGCAACCGATCCGTGAACAAATGAGGCTGATCTATGATATGCAGTCCAAAGGCTGGGAAGATGTGAAGGCCATCCGCGAACTATCAGATAAAGTGGAAAAGAATACCGATCGGATCGCCGAGAATACGAGAGAGATCAAAGAGGTTGCCGGTAAGATATCGGAAAACACTAGAGGCACGGTTGATGCCCTGGAAGGTACTATTAACGTAAAAGTAAAAATGTAACATGATGGACAAAGAGTTTTTTGAAATAGCAAACCGGTTGGGTGCCTGTCGGTTGTTGCATGGCACAGAAAGTAAAGAAGAGCTTATGCGCCTTCTGCTGACACCGCAGGGTACGGAGTTCTGCACGAAGAACAATTTCCCGTCTATGGAACAATTACGGGAGTTCCGAGGTGTAAAGGCTGAAAACATGGGAATCTATATCGAGACAGATGTGGAACTGACGAATCCGGCAAAGGTATTTCTGGCCGGTTCCAAGGCAATCCTTCATTTTGATACGATCGGCCGCTACAACGTGATCCTGATGCACGGGGCGGAAGCCGAGATCCATGCGAGTAACTATGCCGTGGTGTTCGTAAAGAACGCGGGAGGTAAAACGATAACTCATAAAGACCATACAGCACGTGTATTATGACAATAGACGGAAAAGACATATATACCGAATGGGGATGTAAGTTATTGGAAGGTTCTTTTGATGATCTTCTGAAATACCCCAAACGTAAGGCGGTCAAATATAACAACTGGGCGGAAGTCGATGGGATCGATCCCGATCTGTCGGTTGTGGAGTTCGAACCTAAAACTGTCAAGTTGAAATTCCTCATGAAGGCAGAAACGCTTGAACAGTTCTGGTCCGGGTATAGGAAGTTTGTTGCAGATCTGTCCGCTCCAGGCTATCGGGAATTTGATCTTATTCCCGGCATGACCAATCGTTTGCGGTTCAATGCCGGAATCTCCTATGACAAGTTCATCCCATTTAATGCCGGAGAGAACCTGTCATCATTCGAGCTGTCCTTTACGGAAGACGACCACGCAATTTATCCGGCAACTCCGGCCGGCGGTATCGGGCTTCGCGGGCAGTATGCGATCAATGGGATAGACTTTGCAGACTTCGGTATAGGATCGGATGACAACCAGGAGGACATCTTGAAATATCCGGCGGTTAAGACGCCGTTCACTGATGGCCGGACGGTAGACCTTTCGACGGTCAAAACCCAGCATCGGGAAATAAAACTGTCCCTTTGGATGTTGGCCGGCAGTGTGGAGGAGTTTTTGAACAACTACCGGGCGTTCTTTAGCCAGATAGCCGGTGTAGGAAATCAGGAATTATATATTAAGACGTTGGATGGTATCATTCAGGTGTACTATACGGATTGCCCTTCTTTCTCAGTGGAGATTTGGCGGGAGAACCGGATTGGCGTAAGGTTCACTATTTCTGTTGTCGCTCCTGTAGTGAGTTGGATAGATGCCGGCGGTGATGTTCGTTACCGTGTGCTGAAAGATCCGGATTTGGGGTTACTGGCAGATGAGCAAGGTAAAATAATAGTTTTCAATTGATATGGCAGAAGAATTTGAAATAATCAGGGCTAATTTGCTTCCGGCAGCCGGAACAATAACCGATAATGATATGATCCTGATCATTCAGGGTGGAAGGCCTAAGCGTGCTTTGCCCTCTGCAATGAAAGGGAAACAGGGCGATCCCGGCTTTAGTGCGTTTTTAGGGATAAACGATAAATACATCCTTTGGAAACAAGGAGCTAATGGTGCTTGGCAGAATCTGTTGGAAATTGAGAAAATTCGTGGGCCAAAAGGAGAAAAGCCTATCTTTCGAAAGTTGAACGGTACGCTTCAAATGAAGTACGAAAGTGAGCCGGATAGTGCATACGTGGATATTTTCGACCGTGAAGAACTGAAAATGAAGTTTTCCGATCTGACGCCAGCAGAAGTGGATCGATTGAAACTGCATTTTTCTGATCTGACAGAGACTGATAAGGCCGAACTTATGAAACCGGCTACCGATGCAGCAAAAGAGGTTCGTGAGGAAATGGATGTAATCACCGGAGAAGCAAATACTCTTAAAACAGACCTTCGCCAGTTGGAGGCGACTGTCGAAGAACAGGAAGGAGTCCGGGAGAACAGCTATACGCAGTGGCAGGCAAAAGAGCAGGCACGGCAGAATGACGAGTTAAAGCGTAAGGAAGAGTTTGGCCAAATCAAGACGGATGCCGGCACGGCAACAGAATCAGCCCTTGCTGCCGCGAAAAAGGCCAACGATACCAATCTGGCCGTTGAAGCTGCCGAACAGAAACGAAAGGATGACGAAGCCAAGCGCATAGAGCAATCCGAAGCCGACAAGATAGCCGAACAAGCGCGTAAGGATGCCGAGCTTGTCCGCCAAAAGCAAGAGGAGAAACGTGAGAAAGATACGGCACAGGCCATCCTTGACACGAATACGGCAAAGCAAGGAGCTATAGAGGCTACCACCAACGCGAAATCCGTCTCCGACCATCCCGGATATATCGGATCAGATTATCATGTCTACACATGGGATTACGTGACAGGAGCATATAAAAAGACAGATACGATACTCCGTCCGGAAGGATTCAGCGTGTATCGCACCTATGCGTCTATTGCAGCAATGAATGCCGACCTCGCCAATGTCCCGGAAGGCAAGTTCGTCCTGATCAATACAAATGATGTCGAGAAACCCGACAACGCCAAGCTGTATGTCCGCGGCGCAGTTTCATTCGAGTACCTGGTGGATATGTCCGGCGCGATCGGGTTCACCGGCAAAACACCCGGCTTTACGGTCGGGACGGTGACGGAAGGTGATGCTATGAATGTCACTCTCTCGGAGAACGGGACGGATCCGGACGGTAACCCCTTGTATAAATTGAACTTTGTCCTTCGGCGTGGTCCACAAGGATTCACACCGATCATCCAAACTGGAACAATAACAACCGGATTACCGGGTACGAATGTTTCAGTGGAGGTTATCCCAAACGGACAAACGGAAGAGGGGCGGGAAAAATATTTGTTGAATCTTACTATTCCGAGAGGTAATCCCGGAACAGGTAACGTTTCCGCATTGGGCACAGGGCTGGTTGCGGGAAAGATGTATCTGTTCGTTCCCACAACCAATAATAGTACAGAAGGTGCATTTGTCGAATATGTTGTACCTGATAACTTTCCCGAAGCCCCCAAAGATGGTAAGACCTACGGGCGTAAGGACGGGGCTTGGTCGGAAGTGAACTCGGCCGGCAACATGGACGGTGGAACGGCTTTTACCGTCTACGGCGGCTCTTTGGTTATGGATGGCGGTAATGCAAACGATTAAATTATAGCAATATGGCAGTAAAGATACAATTACGAGGCGACGCAAAGGCAAACTGGTTATTGGCCAATCCTGTTATCAGCGAGCGCGAAATGGTGCTGGAAACCGATACTGGGAAATACAAGATCGGTGACGGCGTGAAGGAATACGCAGACCTGTCTTATCACGGGATAGACGGCAAGCCCTCCCGAATCACAGAGGATGGATTCTGGGAAATATATGATCCGTCAACGGATGAGTATGCCAAGACGTCCCATAAAGCTGTGCCGACGGATGTGCAGGTAACCGTTAAGACGAATAACGCGACTACCTATGTCCTGACGTTCACTTATGCTTCCGGCAGTTTTGATACGCCGAATTTGCGTGGCCGGGACGGGGCGAGTTACGATGACACGTCTATTCGCGACGCGCTGACCGCCTTGCAGAATCAAATAAATGGGCTTGTCTCCGGCAATGTCTCCGTTGCGATCGAATCGTTTAACGAGATCATCGCATTTCTTGCAAATGTAGAAGATTCACAAACGTTGGCCGGTATCATCGCCGGCTTGAACCAAAGTATAGCGAACATCCGGCAGGCGATTCCGACAAAGCTATCCCAGCTTCAGAACGACGACCATACGGTCAAAGACGCTGATTATGTCCATACCGACAATAATTATAGTAATGAGGAACAGGCAAAAGTAGCGGACTCTTTGCGGTTCAAGGATGTCACTGTGGCTACAACGTTGACCGGCCTTTCGATAGCCAACTATTCGATCAAGGTAACGCTATCAGCAGCCAGCGCCTTGTCGTTTGCTTCTACTCCTTATGAGGGCTGGGAGTGCATGATCGACATATGGAATAACGGCCCTGTTGACATCACTCAAGCATTGCCGAATGCTTCCGGCTGGCAGTGCGATGAAGAAAGCATAACCATAGTGGGTGGCAAGATAGCATCTATTTCGGTCAGGTATGTGCATGGTACTTATGTGGTGTTGAGTAAAGGGAATTAATCAAACGGGAGGAAGTTGCAGATGAAAAGAGGTCTGATTAAAATAGAGAGGGAATTGGTGGAAGTCGTCGAAGAGATAAAAAACACTACCGAATGGACCGTTCCGGGCGGATGCAAATCAATCGACGCATTTGTGGTCGGAGCGGGAGGAGGCGGATCAAGCGGAGGGACCTATTATCCCGGAACGGGAGGAGGCGGTGGCTACACTGAATTATACGAAAAAATACCGGTACGACCCGGCGAAACAATACATATACAAATTGGTCAAGGAATACAATCCGACACATTGTATGGTAAAGGAATGGATGGGGAGTCATCTTATATAATCAATGGCGCTTATTCCGCGGCCGGAGGTAAGGGTGGAACGTGTCGCAAAGGAGATTGGACTGATCCCAATATGGGATATGGCGGAGATGGCGGATCCGGCGGTGGTGGTCCATATCGAAATGGGGGGAAAAATGGAGGAAACGGAACGAATTATTATGATGCACTTGGCGGAAGAGGCCAAGGCAGTACCACTAAGTGCCCGTTCAATGACATAATATATTCAAACGGTGGAAATGGCGGGAATGACAACTATCAGAGTATCGACGGCGAAATAAATACAGGGAACGGCGGGAATGGAGGACGGAGTAACAAACAAGGCGTCTCGACAGGTCTGCCCACAAAAGGAGGTTCCGGAATAGTGATTCTTCGCTATATGAAATATAAATAAAAAACATTATGCTATACATTAAAAAACAACTCGGCTTCTATTTTAGCGAAGTTCTATTAGGAGACACCTACAATGTAGGGACAACGTTAGAGGATTACGACAACGGCGCATTCCTGCTACTTAACGACGATCAGATCGCCTTTCACAAGGCGAACCCGGACGCAACCCCGTTGCAGGTTTGGAACATGGAAATCCCTTCTTCCCCGGAACCTGAACCTGTGCCCGAACCGGATGCACTTGTTATCGCCCGGCAAGCGAAGCTGGCTGAAATCGAAGCGCAAGACAGGTTTAGCGAAAAGTTTTTCGTATCTGTTATCCGATACCAACGTGATGAAAACGGTAATATTCTCATGAATGATGCCGGAGATCAGTTGACAGAGGAAGTTGCGAACTACACCCTATGGATGGATAGAAGCCTCCGTACTACAATGTTGAATACGACACTACCGGCATTTCAAGGACGGGGCGATACGACAAGAAAGTTCTGGACTATTGACGAACCGTCACAGGAAGTGGAAGTGCCTATTGGATGGGCTATTGATAGGATTCCCCGCTTGGAAATATATGCAACTGATACATACGATCTTATGCAAATAAATAAGAACGCAACTCTGGCAGCTACTACCGTCGAAGAAATAGAGGCTATCGACGTAAAGGCGAACTATCCGCATTTTCTCACATTTGAACTTAATTTGGATTTGGGCGTATGAAAAGAAATTTGATGGATGGTAAGAGTAGACCAGATGAGCATACGATGCTTTTGTTGCATTTTGATGGATCATTAAGAGATGAAGTAACCGGTAAATATTGTACAAATCATAATGCTACTTTTTCTGATGGTGGAAAATATGGAAAGGCTCTCGATGTGAATAATGGTGGCTATGTTTCTTTAGAAGGATTGTCTAATTATTATCCTGGGAATAGTGACTTCACGGTAGATTTTTGGATAAAGGTACGAGGTAATAATTCGTACTATCCAGCGATTTTTGGGAGCAATTATAGAAGTGACAACGGTTTTCTTATACTTACCAGGCATAAAGATGATAACCCTAATAGTTGGTGGATTGCTTCGACAACACCGGAAGCCGAAGTGTTTAATAAGGCAATTAAATCAACGACCCTAAGTGCGAATAATACAGACACTCATTTTGCTATGACCCGAAAAAATGGAACATTCTATCTCTGGTTGAATGGTATATTAAATGCAACGAAGGTTAGTTACTTTAATATAACATGTCCAATTAATAAAATGACAATTGGAAATTTCATTGTAGATAACGCAAGTTGGTCAAATGCACTTATTAGCGAATTTCGAGTAAGTAATATAGCCCGTTGGACATCAGACTTCACCCCACCTATTAAACCATTTGATTTGTAAATAAAACAATATGACAACAACAATCAAATCAACCCAATCCGACCTGCTGACCTTGTTAGCAGTCGCATCCTGCGCTCTCATCATGGCAGCGCAGTCAATCAGTATTCCTCACTACATGCCTACCTCAAAGATCGAAGAAGGTACGATAGTAGAGAGGAACGATAGTATAACAACAGTGATTATTCCTGATATAAGATGAAAAGGAGTTTGATGGGTAATATGGATATCCCATATATTGAAATCGGTGGTGTGAAATGGGCAACGACCAGTCTTATTACTGATATACAAACAGGGAAGAACTATTTTGCTGATCTTCCCGAAACATTCGGAAGCATGTTCCAGTGGGGACGTCGTTATGGAGCTCCTTCTTCGGTAACGACCTGTCAGACGGGCAAATTGTCGATAGCTCAGGGGGAAGATTTGAGCAATGCTTCTAAACTGATCGGGAATCCATATAGTTCAAATCCTGGAACATATCAATATGCTTGGTGTAGTGAAACAAATTCAAGCGAGTATCCATATTTATGGACATCAGATAAAGGAAGATATGATCCCTGTCCCCACGGATGGAGAGTACCTACTTTTGAAGAGCTTGGAATACTTTATAATGCTGTATACAAAGAGAGAAAAACTGTAAACGGAAAAGATGGTTGGTATTTAGGTGATAGTCGTGAAAAATCGATGTTCATTCCTTTCCAACCAACAATGTCATGGGGTGTACCAAATCTGGATTCTTCATTTGTTGGTTTGCTGTCTTGTTCTTTGGATACTGATAGGAGTACACTTTTATTTCAAATTCTAAAATCAGGAAATTTCCAGTACCAAAGAGGATTTATGTCAACAGGAGGTATAATCCGTGCAGTAAAAATGTGATTCACACTGGCAAGACATGAAACAAGGCCGCCCCCAGGCTATCACAGGTAGGAGGCGGCAAAAAAGAAAATTGGGGGACCGAAGTCTCCGTGGCGAAGTTAAATAATAAAGTTTGAAAATCATGCTGTTATTAATTATTTCTTTTTTGATTATCGCTGCTTATACGGCAGCGGTTTGTATAAAGACGAAAGGTGTGCCGTACTCAATCAGTGCGACGTATTATGCCCTTGATCATAAATTGATCTTTTGTGCAAGCATGGCACTGACGGCAATGTTTCTGTTCCCGGTCGTCTGGGAACTGAGTGCAACCTTCACCATGCGGTTGCTGGCGATCGCAGCCTGTATCGGTTTGACCGGTGTCGGTTTGGCTCCCGATTTCAAAGACGCTTGGATAAACCGCATTCATTGCGGATCGGCGGCATTGACGTTGCTTTCTTCTCAGCTATGGGTTGGCTGCACGTCTTTCTGGTGGGTTCTTATTCCGGTGTGGCTGGCTTTTATCGTTTACACGGTAATAGGTATGAGTAAACGAGTAACCGGTAATCTGTGGCAGGACTTTGTATCAACGAAGCCGATGTTCTGGTGTGAGATTGCAGCGTTGTCTACGACTTTTGGCACGTGTGGGCTTGCGTTTAGGCTACTTTAAAAATCCGCCTCCAATCTTCACAGACCGGAGACGGTTAAACAACAATATTGCGCCTTTCGGCATGACCTATGCAAAAGTAACGATTATATATTAAATCACGACAACAGTCAGAATGTCATTTATAATATTTGATTATCCGGCCTGTCGAACCGAATCAGCAATAATTTAGCAGCATGGAAATAAAGCGCGGAAATACGGTAGTTTGTGATGTTTATTTGAAGGATAACAGTTATACGGTCGAAGAGATCATGGGTGAGGACACTCTTACCCTGAATTTTCTTTCCCGCAATGTGGTAAACCTTCAGATCAACGACTATATAGACTTTGAAGGAACAAAATATAAGATCCGGCATAATGAGAAAGTTACGAAAAGGGAGACATCTCTTGGTTGGGAATATACCGTTCAGTTCTATTCAAGTCGGTACGACCTTTTGGATGCAGAGTTTTTCCTTCATGGTACACCGGAGCGGAAAAAGAACTTCGACTATTACACCGGTACCGCCCGTGACTGGTTAATCCTATTTGTCAAAAACATGAACCGTACAGGATCTGGTTGGGTGGCCGGATCCTGTATCGAATCCCGGATGATTACCCTTTCTTTCAAAGATAAGAAAGTCGGGACAGTACTTGACGAACTCATTAAAGAATTGGATACGGAATACTGGATATCCGGTCAGACAATAAATATCGGCAGGAGGGAGTATTCAAGCAACGGCCTTGTCTTGGCACAGGGCGAAGGAATGGGTTTTACCGAACTGGAAGTGTCCGCTGTTGATGATACGCCACCTGTAACAGTTCTTTATCCTTATGGTTCAGACAAGAACCTCGGTTCCGATTATGGGGCTGATTATCTTCTTTTGCCCGAAGGCCGGCTTTCCATTGAAAAGAACGTGGAGAAGTACGGCCGGATAGAAAAGTCCATGCAATTTGACCACATTTTTCCGAAAGGGGAGTTTGCCGTGACGGAGAAGATCGACGACTACACCCTGAGAGTTTCCGGTATGGATTTCAACCTTACCGATTGCCTGTTGGACGGGGTAGAAGTAATCGTTACATTCCAGGATGGCGGTTTGGCCGGCTATGACCTTGCAATCGTCGAAGACAGTTGGGACAATGACCTGAAACAGTTCAAACTAAAGCAGAATGACCAGGAGAACGCTTTGAAAGTCCCCGGTGACATTAACTTCTCTGTCGGTGACAAGTTTATCCTTACCGGCCTGAAGATGCCGCAAGGCTACCGTGATAACGCATCCTTGCAGCTACAGGAAGAAGCGCAAGTGTGGTTGGACGGCAAATGCGAGAAACGCATCCAGTTGCGTGGTAAATGTGACGAGGTAATTTTTCGTCTGCAGAACCTTTTTATCGTCTGTGGCCAGATGGTCGGTGTGTATTCCGAACAGTTGGATATTGATCGGGAGATTCGCGTTACCAAGGTAAAAAGGTATATTGAGAAAGACGGTACACCCTCATACCGGTATGAACTAACTTTGTCTGATTTTCTTGAATCGAATGGTTTTAAGGATTTGGTGGATGATGTTAATAAAGTGCCGGAAGAGATTGAAGATCATGTTCGTCCCGTCAAGGAATGGTCTAAGAGAAGTTATAGGGATGTCAAGGAAACTCAGGAAATGATGTTCGATCCGGATGGTTCATTTCAAACAGAGTTTACATCCGCTTTGATGGCCGAGTTCGCACATCTCTTAGTAGGTTCAAAATCCCAACAAATGGATCTTGAAGGGATTAAGTTTATCCCAAATGCGGACAACGACGCTAATTATTTTAAATCGACAGCCGGAAAGCTGGTGCACTTTACCATACGTGAAACTATCGCGGAGTGGACTATTCCAGATTCTTCTCACAGGTTAAGCAACTCTATTGCTTACTATGTCTATGCTAAGTGCAGCCGAACGACATCAAACGGCTCTATCCTTGTGACTGATCGGAAGATAAAACTGGAAGAAGACCCCGGATATTATCATTTCTGGATAGGGGTGCTCAATACGCCTGAAGATGGTGTAAGAAGTTGGGGGCCACTATACGGTTATACCGAGATAGCCGGCCAGACGATTACGACAGGGGTTATCAAAGATAAAAATGCCCGTTTGATAATCGACCTGATAAATGGAATAATTACAGGAAAAGTCACATTTACGTCTGGCACTTCAGGCTATAACAACATTGCGGACAAACCGGACTTGTCCGTCTATGGAACAAAAGACCTGCTCAATTCCATCAAGGACAACCTCCAGAACCAACTTGACGGCAAGATCGATACCTACTACCAATCATCAAACCCCTGGAATAGTTGGCCGTCAGGAACGGAGCCCGGACACGTCGGCGATATGTGGTACAACACATCTACCGGAGTGCTTCAAACGTATATCGGCCCGTCTTCCAATATCTGGCGGGAAATCGTTGATCCGGCAGCGGTCGAAGCCGCCCGTGCTGCCGCCACCGCCGCAGACGTGAAAGCGGACAGCAAACGCCGCGTATTTACCGCAACCCCACGTCCGCCGTATGATGTTGGGGACCAATGGATCACCTATGGGACAACCGGTGGAAGCATGTTCATTTGCAAGACATCCCGGTCTGCCGGATCAAGCTACAACCCTTCGGACTGGCAGAAAGCCGATATAGACGGCAATACGCAAGTCACAATTGACCGTGGCATAGTGACGGCTTCCGGCTTCCTCACATTCGGCTCGACTGCCGGGATGCGTGCTGATGGCCCGATCCGGCTCTGGTGTGGCGGGACGAAAGACAACCCGACGTTCCAAGTCTCTAACGCCGGAGAGGTGATGGCAAAAACAGCCATCCGCCTGCAGAACAACATGGCCGGGCTTACCGGTGTAGGCACAGCCGACACCTCTGTCCGTTTCTGGGCTGGCGGTTCAACCCCTGAGAGTGCCCCATTCCGGGTTACTCAAAACGGTATGGCTTACATGTCAGGTGGCAAGATCGGTTACTTTGAGATAATGAACAACCGGCTGGTATGGGAAGGACGCGACTATTTTGGAGATACCTCTCGTACCATAAAACTTGGATACGGAAGTAATAATGATGGTTTGGTGGATGTCGCTTTCGGAGCTTCGACACAAGGCCGGTTCGGGGTGAAAGCGGTTGGCCGCGCACCCGGATCGGCAGCTATTTATGGATCGAGCAAATCCACTCAATCTTATCCAACAGATAGTTCTGTTTGGGCAGCCTGGTTTGATGGCTATATGTTTTCTGATGGGTATTTTACCCGAAGTCCTAAAGGCAATGTTAGAGGCGGACTGAAAGGGGCGTACCGTATAGATAATAGTGATACGTGGTTTGTCTTTGATAATGGGATAGCCGTGGCCTGCACCAAACCTCGCTCTGTCGATTTGAATACTGATAATTTTTAAAACATAACAAACAGTAAAGGAATGAACTTGACATTAAAAGACCGGGTATTAATACTCAACACCGTGTTACCGCAGTTTGACACGAGAAAAAACATGGAACTGAAAGTCTCGATCGATCGTAAGATTACCATTTCGGAGGTTGATCAGAAACGAATTGTCGTTAAAGACTTGGGAGGTGGCCAGATCAACATAGGTTTTACAGATGCAGCGGCCATAACGGAAACAACAGATATAGACTTGACAGATGAAGAACTGTCATATCTCAAAGAGCGAGTTGACTTCATCGACCGCAACGGGATGTTCTCCGAGTTCACGATGCCGACGTATGTGAAGATCTTGGATGAACCGCTTGCTGATGTGGTGCAACCAGTCGAATAATATAAAAATCCGCCTCCGAGCTATCACAGACCGGAGGCGGTATAACCATAAAAAATTTACCATTATGGCAACAGCCATAAATGCGCGACAAATATAATATTTTAAATCAAGAAGGAGGTGTGAAGTGAATATTAAATTAACCGATATACTAACAATTATCGGAACACTTGGAGGATTTGAGGCGGCAAAATGGGGAATTAACTTCTGGACTAACCGAAAAACTAACGCACGTATCGAAGATGCTCATGCGGATGTAGAAGAGTTCAAGGCTTTGAGAGAATATAATGAGTTCCTGCAAAAACAGCTGTCAGATAAAGAAGAGCGGTTTGTTGAGCAGACCGGAAGGCTTCGGAAGGTACAGGATGAGTTGTTTAGTCTGAAAGAAGAAAACTCAAACCTGAAGCTTGAACTTGCCTTAAAGAGATGTGAGAAAAAGAAATGCGGTGATCGTGAGCCACAAAACGGGTATTAATAAAGGAGGACAAAAAAATGAAAAAGATTGATTCAATTATCATCCATTGCTCGGCCACACGCGCCGGACAGGATATCAAAGCAAAGGACATCGACCACATGCACCGGGTGCGTGGTTTTAATCAAATTGGCTATAACTATGTGATCGACCTTGACGGGACGGTAGAGACTGGCCGGCCACTCACGATTGCCGGGGCACACTGTATCGGCTACAATGATCACTCTGTAGGCATCTGTTATGTCGGCGGACTGGACGCCAACGGAAAACCTGCTGACACCCGGACATCGGCGCAAAAGGCGGCAATGGACGATCTGATCAACGATATTTGTCAGGTGTACAACATCGTCGAACTACTCGGACACCGCGATACGTCACCGGATCTTAACGATAACGGCATTGTCGAACCGTTTGAGTTTATCAAATCATGTCCTTGCTTCGATGTCAGGGAAGAGTACAGATCATTTCTCAAACCTATAATTGTCCGGCCATGAAAGCCTGGCACATTATATTGATTCTGACCTTCTGTTTTCTTTGCTTCTTGGCCGGACGGTACACGAAGAAAGCAGAGGTCGAACTTGTCTGCAAAACCGATACATTCGTCCGTGTTGACACTCTTAGAGAGCGAGTCCCTTATCCGGTCTATGAAACGGTTATCCAGACGGTTCCTGAATTGTTCCCAGTCTACATAACGCTCGAAGGTGATACAGTCAGAGAACCTATCTTAGTCCCGATCAGGATCACGCAAAAAGAGTACTTAACGGACGATTATCATGCGTGGGTGTCAGGATATAATCCGTCACTTGACAGTATCGATGTGTTCCAGAAGACAATCTACATAACAGAAAAAGTGAAAGCTCGCCGGTGGGGAATAGGCCTTACGGCTGGTTACGGGATCGGCAAGCATGGCCTGTCGCCCTATGTCGGGATAGGTGGTTTTTATAGAATTTGGTAAAAATAAGGAGGTAAAGCAATGAAAATTAATTGTTTACAAATGTTAAGGGGGGGGGGGTAAACACCTCTTAACCCAAGTCTTTGACCGACTTTCAAGAGAAAGGAGGTTGATATGATGCGGGCGATGATGGGAAAGAAAAAAGAGGTGAGGCCTACCTGCGTGAAGATCATTTATAATGGTAATACTGAAACTTCTGACACTAATAAAGTTTTTGCTGTAGGTAAAAAGGATATGACGGAGGATGAATTTAATAGTTCGCCAAAATTCATAATTCTAAGAGGGCATCAGTATGGTGGGATAATAGCAACTAATACGCCTCAGAAAGAAGCTATTACGCTGTTTGATAAGACCGGAGAATCTATTGATAGTTCTGATTCCTATAAAGGAACTTACCTAAAGCGCATAGGCAATTCAGAAATATTTCTTTTCTATCTTATAGGACAGGAATTTACTATTAGTGAATCAAAAAGCGGATTATGTGACATCAAAGGTGAATTTAAACCCGTATCAGAATGGAAATGA